TGGGCAATACCGCAGAACAAGCACAGGGATATTTTTATGTTCAGAACTCATCAGAATGGTACAATAGACTAACAGATTTAGTTTATCTAAATGCTGGAGGAGTTACATTTGTACAAGGACAAACTGCATATAGCGTAGGTTCATGTGCTGCATCATATTTAGATGGAACATATACAGGAACTGGGGTATCTGGTGCAACATTTAGAAATGAATGGTATCCAGTAAATAACTTCTTACAATATGGTGGTGGTTGTTATGTTGCATTTGCAAATGGAACAACACCACCCGCAGGATTTGCAGATATTGATTTTCAAGTTATTTTCCAGGGTGGTTCTGGCAATTCATCATATATTACACCACTTCAAACAATTGTTGATGCAAAAGCAAGTACAGAAAAACCAGCACTTGGAATAATGTATGTTCCAATTGGAGCAACATCTGTTTCTGACGATATATCTAATTTTACAACAGCAACCGATAAAAATTATGCTGTAGTATATGGATCAAAAGTTCATTTTGATGTAACTGGTCTAAACACAGTAACAACTCCTCTTGCAGCAGACTTGGCAGGATGTATTGCTCGTACAGATAGAGACTTCTATCCCTGGTTCTCTCCAGCAGGAACTAAGAAGGGAAGAATTCTAAATGTAATTCGCCTTAGCAAGAATCTTACAACTGCCGAACAAGATGCGGTATATAATGCAAAAATTAATCCAGTAGTAACATTTTCTGGCGAAGGTACTTATCTATATGGTGATAAAACTGGAGAACCAGATACATCAACTCTTTCTAGAATTAATGTTTCTAGACTATTCATGTATATCAAGAGATCGCTCGGACCAGTTGCAAGATCAATATTGTTTGAACAAAATGATGCAATAACTCGCTCACGATTCAAGATTGCAGCAGAAGGATTCTTAGATCGCATAGTAGCACAAAGAGGTATTTCAGAATATAGAGTAGTCTGCGATACATCAAATAATACGCCAGAAGTAGTAGAAGCAAATTACTTTGTTGCCGATATATTAATCAAACCAATAACATCTATTAATTATGTAACAATTACTCTAACCAACAAAGATCTATCTTCGGAACTTTGATACATAAAGAAAAGAGGTTATAAATGGCAACATTAAACGAATTTAGAAATAATTTCTTTGGAGTAAGACCTAATAGATTTTTGGTCGAAGGTCAATGGCCTGATGGCGTTGAATCTCCAAATTTAAGTGACATTTATATCTATGTAAAGGCAGCGGACTTACCAGGTTCTTCTATTGGAGCAATTCCAATTGCATGGCAAGGAAGAATAGTGAAATTTGCTGGAGAACGCCAATATGGTGATTGGGCTATCAGCGTTTATGATTCAAATACTCCATCAAAGGATTTGAGATCTGGATTTGAGCGTTGGATTGAAGCAATGGGTGGTAGAAATACTAATCAAATTAATTATAATCTAGTCACAGACTGGGTTATCAGATATAGTGATTTAATTCCAGGTACATCTTCAACACCAACAGAAACACAACAACCAGAAAACTTTACAAAGGCAATTAAATTAAAGAATTGTTTTCCAGTAGATATCGGCGCAATAACACTGAACTATGACCTTCAGGATTCATTCTCTGAATTTACTGTTCAGATTGCTTATGATTATTGGGAACCATATGATGGATAAGGAATAAATGAATGAAGTTATTTGATCTTTTTGGTTTTTCTTTTAATAAAAATAATGAAACGCTAGATGTTTCGCTCGGAGGTTTGAGTGGAGACAGTCCATCTAACGCTTCATTTATTGCACCAGATACATTTGATGGAACTCAAATTGTCGAAACAGGAGGCTTCATGTCTTCTGTTTATGACTTTAATGGTTACTTCGTAGATGAAAATGCTTTGATCAAACAATATAGATCGATGGCACTTTATCCAGAAGTAGATATGGCAATTGATGATATTGTCACACAGGCGATAACATTTGACACAAGTGGAACATCTGTAAAAATATCCTTAGATAATACAGATTTATCTGATAATATTAAATCTAAAGTTCAACAAGAATTTGATAAAGTTGTAAAATTATTAGATTATAACAATAAAGGTTATGATATATTCAGAAGATGGTATGTTGATGGAAGACTATATTTTCAAAATATAATTGATACTGAACATCCAGAAAAAGGAATTCTTGAACTCAGAGCAATTGATCCAATTAAAATTAGAAAAGTAAGAAGAGTTCAGAAACAAATCAAAAAAGTCAACAACACTACAGTTCCATTGGTTAAATCTGTTGAAGAATTTTACATATATTCAGATTATGAAATTAACAATGCAAGTGCAATTACACCATCAGTAAATACTCCGGGTGTAAAAATATCTGTTGATTCGATTACATATTGTCACTCTGGTCTTATTGATCAGACAACCAGAAAGGTTGTTGGTAATTTATACAAGGCAATCAGACCACTAAACATGCTCAGACAGAGCGAGGATGCGTTGGTGGTTTATCGTCTTGCAAGAGCACCAGAGAGACGAGTATTTTATGTTGATGTTGGAAATCTTCCAAAGCAAAAGGCAGAGCAATATATAAAAGATTTGATGAATCGATATCGTAATAAATTAACTTATGATTCTGCCTCTGGACAAATTCAAGACCAAAGAAACTTCATGTCTGTTCTAGAAGATTATTGGTTACCACGAAGAGAAGGTGGAAAAGGAACAGAAATCACTACACTTCCAGGTGGTCAAAATCTTGGTCAACTGGAAGATATCGAATATCTTCTTAAGAAATTATACCGAGCACTGAATGTTCCTCTTACTCGAATGGAAGTTCAGACAGGGTTTAATCTTGGAAGAAGCAGCGAAATTACTAGAGATGAAGTGAAATTCTATAAGTTCATAGAAAGACAACAAAGAAAATTTGCATTTTTATTCCTTGATATTTTAAAGAAACAATGCTTGTTGAAGGGTATTATGACTCAAGAGGATTGGTCTAATATTCATCAAGATATTGTAATAAACTTTTCAAAAGATGCATATTTTAATGATCTTAAGGAAAATGAAATATTGGCAGAAAGAATAAACATGTTGAATACTATTGGTCAATACAATGGTTTATATTTCTCAACCAAGTATGTAAGAAAGAATATTTTAAAGCAAACCGATGCTGAAATTGCAAAAATGGATGAAGAAATTGAACAAGATAGACAAAAATTAATTCAACAGCAATTACAGATGCAGCAACTCGGTTTGGCAGACGACCAACAACAGCAAAAATAAATATTATAAATATTTTTAGGAGAATAAAAATGTCAAGAAATAACGATCTTTTAAAAGCAATTATCAGTGAAGATTATCACACAGCAAATAAGTTAATCAACGAGTCTTTACTTTATAAACTAGGTGATGCTCTTGAAGAAAAATTAACAGATTTTGCTCCAACTGTATTTAATGAAGGAAAGCTTACACCAAAGCAAAAGAAGCACATCGATAAAAATAATAATGATAAAATTGACGCACAAGATTTTAAACTTCTTCGTAAAGAATCAGCAGATCCAGAAATGGAAGCTATTTTAGAAAACTTTGAAACTGAACTATTATCTCTCATCGAAGAAGTTCAAGAAGAGTTGGGAGAAGAACTTTCCGAAAACGAAATCATTGAACTTGCTAACGAATATCTTTCTATGATGGAAGACAACGCTACAATGGATGCTGAAGAATATGAAGACACCGAAGGCGAAGTTGAGGAAGACGAAGAGGAAGACGAACTAGATGCAGGAAATCAAGCACCAAACATAAGACAATCCGGTGTTGAATATTGAATAACTTGAAGGATCCACCATGAAACTTATTACAGAAACAACAGAAAATATACAAACCATCGTTGAATCAAATGAGGCTGGTGGAAAAAACTACTTCATTAAAGGTATAATGATGGAAGCAGGAGTTGTTAATCGAAATAAAAGATTATACAACGAATCAACCCTCATGAAAGAAACCAGAAGATATGTTGTAGAATATGTGAATAAAAAGAGAGCACTAGGAGAACTAAACCACCCATCGGGACCAACTGTTAATTTGGATCGTGTGTCTCATATGATCACAAATTTGCAAGAAAATGGAAAACAAATAATTGGTAAAGCCAAAATAATGGATACTCCAATGGGTAAGATTGTAAAAAATCTCATTGATGAAGGTGCTCAGTTGGGTGTTTCCTCTAGAGGTATGGGTTCTCTTAAAAGTCAAAACGGAGTAAATGTTGTACAAGAAGATTTCACATTAGCAGCAATTGATATTGTTGCTGATCCATCTGCTCCAAATGCATTTGTTGATGGAATTTTAGAAGGAAAAGAATGGATCTGGGATAATGGACTTTTAGTTGAAAAAGAAATTGCAAAATATCATAAACAATTAAAAAGAACTTCAAAAAGAAAACTTGAAGAAAATGCCATTAAATTATTTGCAGATTTCCTGAGAAGAATATGAATAATCAAGATACACATTTATACGAAGAAGTTGGAATTGCTTTAAGAGAAGCAATTCCAATATTTGCTAAAAATATACACGAAGCATTTGGACAAGGATTTGGAACAAGACTATCCGCTCTTGGGCAAGAAATGGTTCAACGAGGTAAGGCAGCAATAGAGCAAATAAAAACTGCAACACAAAAAAGAACATACCAAGATGCTCAAAGAATTCGTGATATGATGTTAACACATCATGTTACATCAAATCTTGGCATTTCTCCACAATATTATCAAAAAGTAATGAACTTATATCCAAAAGTTCAACCAACTGCACCAACATTACCAAGAAATCCATCACAAGCACAACTGCAAGCACATCAACAATTGGTTAGAAGATACATAGAGCAAAGACAACAATGGAATGAAAGACAGGCATTGTTGACAAGACAAAATCAATTATTTAAAGATAATCCAAATATTGCTCAATTTGCCAAAGGTACTACAGACACCATGCAGAGAGCAAGAACTAAAGAAGTTTTGGGTCGTGTGAAGGCCACAAGACAAGATAGAAATATTAATCCTACATACGCTGCTGATGTTTTAGCAAGATTCAGACAAATGAAAAAACAACAGAGAAGATCACAGGCAGCACAAGATTATAAAAATTTAAGTCCTGTAGTTGGTAAATTTTTATCAAGATTAGAGACAATAATATAGGTTGAAATTTAAAATAATCTAAATACTTTTTAGAGAAAATGGAGAAAATTTAATGCAAGCAAATAACCCATATGCAGAATATTCGTCACCACAATTATACCAAGACGCTTCTGGTAAAGGTGCAGTTATCAACCCACCCATTGCAGATCCAACATTTGCCATGAGACATCAGGCATCATTAAGACCAATGGGAGGACAACCAACAGCAATGCAGCCAGAGCAAGAAGATGATCAACTTCAGGAAGAGGGAGTTGATTATCTTGCTAGTCTTTTTGATGGAGAAAACCTTAGCGAAGACTTTAAGTTTAAGGCAAAAACCATCTTTGAAGCAGCAATAAATGAAAAAGTTTCAATTCTTGAAGCACATATTATTCAAGCAGCAAAAGAAATTATAGAAGAGCAATCCCAAGCAGCAAAAGAAGTTGTATTGGAAGCTACACAACAGTCACAGGAAGGACTCATCGAACATATTGATGGTTATCTAAACTATGTAATTTCTGAATGGATGGAACAAAATAAGGTTGCTGTAGAAAGAGGTCTTCGTACTGAAATTGCAGAAAACTTTATCAATGGATTGAAGGATCTATTTGAGTCCTCATTCATTGATGTTCCACAAGAAAAATATAATGTTCTAGACGACATTTATGAAGCAAATTCAGAACTACAAGAAAGTTTAAACAGCGCAATCAAAGAAAATATTGATCTCAAGAATGAAATCAATGCTCATCTTTGTGCAGAAGCTTTCATGCAACAAGCATCAGGTTTAACAGACACTCAAGTCGAAAAACTTGCAAAATTAAGCGAAGGTATTGAATTTGAATCACCAGAACAATATGCACAAAAGGTAGCATTGCTTCGTGAGTCATATTTCAATAGTTCATCAAATTCAACAAAATTTGCAGCAAACTTTGGTACAACTCAAGTTCCATTGACGGAAGAAGTAGAAGGAAATGGTTCTGTCAATGCGGCATCAAGTCCAATGATGGAAAGCGTAATGAATACTCTTTCTCTTATGACCAAAAACCAACCAAAACCATCAAAAGCATTTGATTCACCATCATCTGCTCGTTTAGCATCATTAATTAACAAAGGCGTAAGTCAGGACAATTTTATTTAAATTAATAAAATTAATAAATATAAAAGAACATAGGAGAGAAAAATGTCATTAGATTTCGGAAACACAACACCATATGACCATCTAGTAGAAAAGTGGTCGCCCGTATTAAATCACCAAGATTTACCATCAATTGGTGATACTCACAAGGCAAGAGTCACCGCAGTTCTTCTTGAAAACCAAGTAAAGGCAATGCAAGAAGAAAGAGCAGGAAACCTCTTTGAATCAACTGTTGGTACATTTGGAATGGGTGGTAATTTTACCACTGGTCAAGTTGGAGCAGCAGGAAACTTTGCTGGTTATGATCCAGTTCTTATCTCGCTCGTTCGTCGTGCAATGCCTAATGTTGTCGCCTACGATATCGCTGGCGTTCAACCAATGACTGCACCAACTGGTCTTATCTTTGCAATGAAAGCACGCTATGCTTCAGATACTGGATATACTCAAGGAACAGAAGCACTCTTTGATGAACCATGGGCTAAGTTCTCCGGTGCATCAGGTGCATTTGCTCTTGGTGGTCCTGGTGGTACATTATCATATGCAAACTTGCTTTCTGGATCAACATTAGGAGCATTAACTGGTCTTACAGCTGCACCTCAACGCGCAGATCAATTTACTGCTTTCCGCGCAATGTTGACAAATACCGCTGAAAAACTTGGTACAACTAACGGACCAGACTTCCGTGAAATGGCATTCAGCATTGAAAGAGTTGCTGTACAAGCAAGATCACGCGCTCTTAAGGCAGAATATACAACAGAATTGGCACAAGATCTTCGTGCAGTTCACGGTCTAGATGCAGAAGCAGAATTGGCAAATATTCTTTCTGTTGAAATCATGAACGAAATCAATCGCGAAATTCTTCGCGCAATGTATTATGTTGCTAAGAATGGATGTGCAAATACAGATTTGACAACAAGTGGTGCTTACGATCTTCTCAGCGACTCAGATGGTCGTTGGTCAGCAGAACGCTTCCGTGGACTTATGTTCCAAATTGAACGCGAAGCAAATCAAATTGCTAAGGATACTCGTAGAGGAAAGGGTAACTTCATCGTATGCAGCGCAGATGTCGCTTCTGCTCTCGCAATGGGTGGATTCCTTAATCTCTCACCAGCACTCAATGTTGATATGCAAGTAGATGACACTGGTAATGTCTTTGCTGGTGTCCTTAACAATAAGTTCAAGGTTTACATCGATCCATTCGTTGCCAACAATGTCAACTTTGTCACCGTTGGATATAAGGGAACATCACCATATGACGCAGGATTCTTCTACTGCCCATATGTTCCACTACAAATGGTCAGAGCAGTTGGACAAGATACCTTCCAGCCAAAGATTGGTTTCAAGACTCGTTATGGTCTAGTCGCTAATCCATTCGCTGGTGGAAGAAACTCAACATTTGCATCCAATGACGATGGTCTAGAATCACAAACAAATGCATATTACCGTCTGTTTGCTGTAACAAATCTACACGGCAACACAGCCTGATAGATTGAGATAAAATCAACAAAAGACCGGGGGTGAAAACTCCCGGTTTTTCTTTTATAAATATTTTTATGCCTAACAATAATAGTCAAATAATGTACAAAGGAGTCACCGGATTTTCAGATATATCTGGTGATTTCATCGTACAAAATAATTTTCAACCATCTACTCATAATCAATTAACAAACAATAAGTTTCGTTTCTTTTTGAATAGATGTCCAACCATGACTTATTTTTGTCAAAGAGCGAACATTCCATCATATTCATTTGGAACATCAACACAATCAAACCCAACAGGAATTAGCATTCGTAGACCAGGAACTTCATTTATATATGAAGATTTAACAATAGGATTCTCGGTTGATGAAAATATGAAAAACTGGTTAGAAATCTATAACTGGATTACAGACATTGGATATTCATACAGAGGTGTGTCTGAAATATTGAAGGAACAACAAAAAATATCAAGCGCGTACATAACCGTAATGAACAGTTCATATGAACCTTTACTTTCAGTTAAGTTTAAGAATGTATATCCAACTTTTTTAAGTTCAATAGATTTTGATTCTTCATTACCAGATACAGATCCTATAATAGCAACTGCAACATTTTCGTATACTCACTATGAGATAGAATCGTATACAACTTCACCATAAATACTATTGAGATCTATATTATGAACATTGAACAAATAAAAGCACAAGCAGAACTAGATACTGCAATTGATACATCACATTTAGATGATGAAGCATCAAAAATACCACAATTACATAACAAATATTTGTGTATATTGATGGATGAAAAGTTAATTCTAGAATCTTTAGAATCAAAACTCAAAGTCTTAAAACGAGACAAATGGTTATATTATTCAGGAAAGTTATCTGAAGAAGAATTAAAACAAAAGGGATGGAAACCTTTTGATCTAAACATTCTAAAAAATGATTTGGATAGATTCATCGATAGTGATATGGATGTAATCACTCTCGGTAACAAGTTATTTTTACAAAAAGAAAAAGTAAATTATATTGAAAGTGTAGTGAAAATTATTTCAAATAAAATTTGGAATATTCGCTCATCGATTGAGTGGATCAAGTTCACACAAGGACTATGATCAAAATTAAAAAAGTAGATTCAGTGTATATTGAAATCGAATGCGAAAAAGGCATTGCGAAAGAGTTGTCTTCCTTTTTTACATTTAGAGTTCCAAACTCTGAATATAATCCAGCATTTCGAAAGAAGCGGTGGGATGGAAAGATTCGTCTTTTCAATATTTTAACAAATAAACTATATGCTGGTCTTCTTCCATATGTTCTCTCTTTTGCAAGAGATAGAGGATATAAGTTAGAATATGAAGAAACATTGAAGAGTGACATAGAGTCACTAGAATTGCCTACAGTTTACTCAGGAGGCAAGAGAATCGAACCACACGACTACCAGATAGATGCAGTGAAACACGCCATACAAAATCGTAGAACACTTCTGATATCTCCAACAGGCAGTGGTAAGAGTTTGATCATATATTTTATTGTGTTGGAACTTTTGAAGAGAATAAACAAGAAAATTTTAATTGTTGTACCAACAACAGGATTAGTTACGCAATTAAATTCTGATTTTCAGGATTACTCAAATTCGAAACAAATATCAAAACACATACATTTAATTTACGGTGGTCAGGAAAAGCAAACAAATGCCAAAGTTGTAATTTCAACATGGCAAAGTTTGTATACACAGAACGAAACATTTTTTGAGCAGTTTGATGCGATTATTGGAGATGAATCGCATTTGTTTAAGGCAAAGTCTTTAGTCAAGATAATGACTAAACTCAAAAAATGTGAATATCGCATTGGAACTACAGGAACACTCGACGGAACTCAGGTTCACAAATTAGTTTTGGAAGGATTATTTGGCACAGTCCATCAAGTAACATCAACCAAAGAACTCATAGACAAAGAAGTTCTAGCACAATTAAATATAGAATGTTTGCTTTTAAAATATGGAGAATCTGATGTGCAGCAGATCAAGAGAGCAAAATATGCAGACGAAATCGAATGGATTGTGCTAAATAATAAAAGAAATGATTTCATATGCAATCTTGCTAACAGTATTCGTGGTAATGTGCTTGTTCTTTTCAATTTTGTTGGAAAGCATGGAATACCGCTCCATGATAAACTTAAAGGACAAAATAGAAAGAAAACTTATCTTATCTGCGGCAAAACGGAAATCGAAGAACGAGAAGAAATCCGAAAAATAGTAGACAGTAACGATAATAGTATTTTAGTAGCATCGTATGGAACATGTTCTACAGGAATCAATATTAAAAATATACATGCTATTATATTTGCTTCTCCTTCTAAGTCAGTAATACGAGTGTTGCAGTCGATTGGAAGAGGTCTTCGAAAGTCAGAAACAAAAGATAAAGTCACAGTGTATGACTTGGGAGACGATCTTTCGTATGGAAAGTATCGCAATCACGCCCTTCGACATCTAGATGAGCGAACTACCATATATACTAATGAGCAGTTCACATTCAAGAAGACCAAAATAAAGTTAGGAGAATAGAATGAATTTAAAAGTTCTTAAACTCAGAAGTGGTGAAGAAATAGCATGTCAGGTTCTTGAAGAAAATGATAACTTTATTAAGATACATAAACCAATGGTTTTTAAAACTATGGTTTCTCAAGATGAATTGGGAAGAATTATAGACATAACATCACTTCATGATTGGTTGATGAACACCGATTCAAAGGATATAGAATTACCTTTAAATCATATAGCATTTAGAATTGAACCAAATGCAGATACTATAAAATTGTATGAAATGGAAAGTGATAGAGAATTTAATTCAAAATCTATAGATACAATTGAAGAACCAAAAGATGAAAAAATTGATATGAATGCTTTTAGTTCAATGTTAGAAGATTTTTTATCATCATCTGAAGAGTTATTTAAGAATGCTATGCCTGAGAATAATTATTCAGCACCAAAGAACAAGAAGAAAAGAAAAAGTAAAAAATCAGACTATCTTCCACCGGACATGACAGATGAAAGAGAACTGGATCGTCATATGATAATGATGCAGTTATACATTCCTGCTGAATCTATTATGAATTTAGTCAGCTCTGGTATATTAGATCCAAAGATTTTATTGAATATGGTAGATGAAGTTAAGAAGCGTAATCGCTTTACTGGTGATGAGAAGGATAATAAGAACTTTGGTAATAGGTTCAGTGATTGGAATCCAGATCCTAACTCTAAAGACTATAACTAATAGTTATCGATAGATAGGTTTCCTTCTTCATTCCCACACAAAAATTATACACATGCTTACCAGAATCTGTCAAGCCTTTTATAAGTTTGTTGTGGAAGATTTCATAAATTGCTTGAAAACTTCATTTTCCATGTTATACTTGGCATCATCCAAGGATGATTATGAAAAAACAAAATAAAAATAATGAAGATGAGATTATAAAAGAAGTAGAAGACGAAGTAAAATCTCTCAAGCATTATATCGATAATGTAAAATTTTGTTCTGCTATGACAGAGTGGAAAAAAATAGTGAGAGATGCAGAGGAGTGTGGTGAAAAAAGACCACCAATTACAGATTATATTGGAACTTGTTTTCTAAAAATAGCAGAACATTTATCCCACCGTCCAAACTTTATAAATTATCCTTTTCGTGAAGACATGATATGTGATGGTGTGGAAAATTGTATTTTATATGCTCATAACTTTGATCCACAAAAGTCTACAAACCCATTTTCATATTTTACTCAAATAATATATTATGCATTTTTAAGAAGAATCGAAAAGGAAAAGAAACAAGCATATATCAAATACAAGTGCTTGCAGATGAAAGATATAGATGGTAAGCTTACCGAATGGATGAGAAGGGAATCTGAAAGTCCTTCTTATAGTGATTTTTTACAAAAACATTTTTCTTTGTCTGAAACTGATATAGAAAAAATGGAACCAAAGGTAAAAAATAAAAGAAAGAGAAGAAAGAAAAAGTGAAAATTGCATTTATAAGTGATACTCATTTTGGTTGTAGAAATGATTCACCTATCTTTTTGGAAAATTCTTTACAATTTTTTGAAAATCAATTCTTTCCGTATTTAAAAGAAAACAAAGTAGATCAAGTTGTACACTTGGGTGACTTCTTTGATCGTAGAAAATATGTAAATTTCAATACGCTGTCTTTGGTAAGACAAAGATTTATAAATGCATTTGAAACAGAAAATGTAAAATTACATATTACTATAGGTAACCATGATACCTATTACAGAAATACTAATAATCTAAACTCATTGAAAGAGTTACTTACCGAACGATATTCAAATATTAAAATATATGAAAATCCAACAGAAATTATGTTTGATGATTTTAATTTTGGAATCATCCCATGGGTAACAAAAGAGAATGAGGCAGAGATTGTAAATTTTCTACAGAAATGCAAATCTAGAATTATTGGTGGGCACTTTGAAATTGTAGGATTTCAGGTCATTCCTGGTGTAAAGCATCAGAATGGATTCAGTGTATCCATGTTTAATAGATTTGATAAAGTGTTATCTGGACACTTTCATATCAAACAATCTGAAGGAAATATTCATTATCTTGGTACTCAATATCAAATGAACTTTTCTGATGCATATTCAAGAAAAGGATTTCATGTCTACGACACGGTATCAGACACTTTTGAATTTATAGAAAATAAAAACAATATATTTCATATATTTAACTATGATGATTCTAGTCCAGAAGAAGTCAAGAAAATTGCAAAGTTTTTGAGCGATACAAATCTTAAAAATGGTTATATTCGTGTAACTGTAAGAAATAAAACAAAACAAAATATATTTGATAAATTTATAGATGCTCTTTGGGAAAAGAGTATACAGGATCTTTCAATCATAGAAGACATATCAGATAAAACCACTTCGGTTGAATTTGATGAAAGCGAAGATACGATTAGTATCATTGGAAGAGAAATTGATGCAATCCAAAGAGATTTTGATAAGGTAAGACTCAAAACTCTTGTTCGTGATGTTTACATGGAAAGTCTTAAAATATGATAATTTTTGAAAAAGTAAGATTCAAAAACTTTGGATCTTTTGGTAATACAGTAACCGAAATTGCATTGAATAAAAACAATACAACTCTCATATGTGGAAACAATGGGAGTGGTAAGTCATTTGCTTTTTTGGATTCTATTACTTTTGCTCTTTTTGGAAAACCATTCAGAAAGATTAATATTCCTCAACTTGTAAATTCGATTAACGAAAAAGGATGTTTGGTTGAAATTGAGTTTACAAAGGGATCTGATAAGTTCATGGTAAGAAGAGGAATCAATCCTAGAATATTTGAAATTCACAAAAACGGTACTCTTATAGATCAAGATGCAAAGTCTGTGGATTATCAAGAACTTCTAGAGCAGCAAATTCTAAAGATGAACTATAAGACATTTACTCAGGTGGTGATCTTGGGTAGTTCTTCTTTTGTTCCATTTATGCAATTATCAGCAGCAGATCGAAGAAATGTAATTGAAAATATTCTTGATATCAATATCTTCAGCACAATGAATGTTGTCTTGAAAGGAAAGATTCTTTCGATCAAAGAAACAATCAAAGACATTAATACCCGACTAGAAATTGAGAAAAATAAAATAAGTGTTCAAAATAGTTATATTGTAACTCTGGAAAAGAAAAACACAGAAGATAATGATGTTAAGTTATCAAAAATAAAAGAGTTGGAATCAAAGGTTTTTGATATAGAGATGGATATGGCATCAAAGGGCATGAATTGTGGGTGGGAGGAAAAGGATATTCAATTTATACTTGATTCTTTGAAGGCAAAGAAAGAAAGAATAAAAAAGATAGAATCTAACATTTCAGAATTAAAAACAATTAGAAAAGAAACTGAAAAGAAAATAAACCTCTTTAAAGAAAACTGTACATGTCCAACATGTTCTCAAGACATAAATGAATCTGTGAAGAGAAATAAAATTCTTCAGTGTAATTTGGAAATTTCAAATACAGATGACTCATTAGAGCAGGGTATAGAATTTCGCGATCAGATTGAAGAAGAAATAAACACTCTTGAGATTTCTCTTGAACAAACTCGAATAAAGCAATCTGAATGTAGAGCAATTGTTCGCGAAATTGAAACTTATAAAAAGGAAATCGAAAAGATAAAATCTACTTTGAATAAGTCTGTAATTGTAGATGATCTGGAGATTGAAAAGACAAAATTAAGTCAACTTGAAGGTGGACTAAAAATACTAGAGGAAGAAAGATCTACGAATTCAGAAGACTTGATGTATCATGAACTTGCAAGTGACTTGCTAAAGGATGGTGGGGTTAAAACTAAAATAATAAAGTATTACCTACCATATATGAACAAATATATCAACAAGTTTTTATCAGCGATGGATTTTTTCGTACAGTTTAATTTGGATGAAGAGTTTAACGAACAGATTAAGTCCAGACACCGAGATGAATTCAGTTATATGAATTTTAGCGAAGGAGAGAAAATGCGAATTGATCTTGCCCTGCTTTTGGCATGGAGAGAGATTGCAAGACTGAAAAACAGCATAAACTGCAATCTTCTTATTCTTGACGAAGTATTTGACTCTTCTTTGGATGGCGTAGGAATGGATGAACTTATGAAACTTTTACGAGTCATAAGCGATAAGGCAAATGTTTATGTTATCAGTCACAAGGCAGATCAGTTGGTCGATAAGTTCGGTTCACTGGTTATATTTGAAAAGAAAAATAATTTTAGTAAACTCATAAATACTTAAATGAAGACAGATAATCTAAATTTTAGAGGCAAGTATAAACAATACGATCCTGATGGAAATTCGTATGTTTATAAAATTGGCGACTCTGTAGATTATGATGGAAAACTATATGTTACATTAAAGGCTCATGTTAATAAAGTTCCTGGAACAATTGAAGGATCAGCATACTGGGCATCCATTGGTGGAGAAGAAGGATTCTATATATCAGAAACTCCTCCAGCAAACGCAAAGGTTGGAGACAGATGGTATGTTCCGTCCACTGGTATTTTATATACTTACATTAGAGAAAATAGTAATAGATTTTGGGTTGAACTGTAATTTAAACATGGTATAATAGAGGAAGATATGAAAAAAGATGATTTTAAGCGTGACCAACCAAAACCACCAAAACAATTAAAGTCTGTTTCTAAGAAGGAAAAAGGTTCTGAAAAGAACCGATCAAAGCAACAACTTAAAAATTATTGGGAAAGTGGTTTTGAGGATGACGACTTCGAAGACAATTACATGAAATAATAAAAAGGTAATATTATGAACCAAGTGACTTTATCAAAAAATACTCTTACAATTCTTAAGAACTTTTCTACTCTAAATTCAAATCTTCTGGTAAAGCCTGGAAATGTAATTAAAACAATTACACCTTCCAAGAATGGAATGGCAATTGCCACCGTAGAAGAGACTTTTGATGTGGAATTTGGAATTTGGGACTTAAACAAATTTCTTGGTGTTGTAAGTCTGTTTAACACACCTAACTTTACATTCGGAGAAAAGAGTGTAAAGATTAAGAATGGTAGCAATTCTGTTGTAAACTATTATTACTCAGAACCAAGGTTACTCTCTGTGCCAACCAAAGATGTTATCATGCCAGAGGTAAATGTGAGCGTAACTCTAACTGAAAAGAATTTTGGAGAACTTCAGAAGGCAGCATCTGTAATGCAACTTCCTGATCTTTCATTTACAAGTAATGGAAACGGAATTCTTGCCATGGTTTCGGATCTTTCAGATCCAACTTCAAACTCATACAAGATTGATCTTGATGAAAATTATGAGGGATCACAATTCATCTTCAACTTCAAGATGGAAAATATAAAGATTCTTCCCGGTGACTATACAATAAACTTTGCCAAAAATATTGTTGGTGAGTTTGTTAATAAGTCTATCTCTCTTAAGTATTGGTTTGCAATGGAAGCAAATACCTCCAAGTATGGATCATAAAATGAAACCTGAAAATTTTCTGTGGGTAGAAAAGTATCGACCACAGACCATCGAAGACTGTGTTCTCCCCATGTCGTTGAAGTCAACCTTCAACGACATGGTTGCTAAAGGTGAACCTCAAAATTTACTCTTCTCTGGATCTGCTGGTGTTGGTAAGACAACCGTAGCAAAAGCACTCTGCAATGAGATGGGATGTGACTGGATATTAATTAACTGCTCTGAAGAAGGAAATATCGATACCCTTCGCACAAAGATTAGACAATTTGCCAGTACGGTATCTTTGAGTGGTGATGTTAGAAAGGTAGTGATTCTGGATGAGTTTGATTATTCAAATGCAAATAGCATTCAACCCGCTCTTCGGGGTGCTATCGAAGAGTTCGCAAACAATTGTAGATTTATTCTTACATGCAATTATAAATCGCGTATCATTGAGCCAATTCACTCCCGCTGTACTTGCATTGATTTTATACTTCCACCTGGAGAAAAACCAGCAATCGCTGCCAAGATGATGGAGCGATGCTCTTATATTCTAACTCAGGAACGGGTCAAGTTTGACAAGAAGGTACTTGGACAGTTAATCATGAAGCATTTTCCGGATATGCGGAGAATTCTAAATGAACTTCAGCGATATGGAGTTTCTGGGACAATTGATATTGGAATTTTGTCAAATATAGCAGAAGTTGAGATCAAGAATCTCATGACCGCTCTTCGAAACAAGGACTTTGCCACGGTTCGTAGATGGGCAGCACTGAATGCCGAAGCATCTCCACAGGATATTTACAGAAAAATCTACGATGCCTTGGGAGACAGTCTTGAGAATCAGAGCATTCCGGAGGCGATTCTAATCATTGCAGAGTCTCAGTACCGCTCTGCGTTCGTTGCAGATCAAGAGATTAACTTGGTGGCATGTCTGGTCCAATTGATGATGTCTTGTGCCTTTAAGTAATATGCTCTCTGAATTTTTAAACTCTATTAATCAAACCAAGGAAAACCTCCTTTCCAAAGATCCAAGATTGGAAAAGGAGTTTGTTCCTTTTGTAATAAACAAGTGCTTTTCTTATTTTCCAGATACCATTTTTTATGCAAACAGAATGAATCAAGTTGCTTTTTTAGACAAAAAGATGCAATATGATTATTATTTGCATTCTATTTCCAAGAGAAAGAGGTTTTCGAAATGGGTAAAGGCAGAAGAAAATAAAGATCTTGAAATAGTAAAAGAGATTTTTGGGTACTCTGATCAAAGGGCAAAGGAGGTAATTGACTTGCTTCCCATGGATAAGTTGCGCGATTTGGTACAAAAAGGTGGTCAAAAAAGGTAAAAATATAAATATTTTCTGTCAATATGGGAGTTTATTATGACAGAAGATATTTTTGAGGGATTGGGTGTAGAAGTAAAATTAAATTCAGAAGAAGACTTTCTTAAAGTTAAGGAAACTTTAACTCGAATTGGAGTTTCCTCCAAGACAGAAAAAAAGTTATATCAGTCATGTCACATACTTCACAAAAGAGGTAGGTATGCCATCATGCATTTTAAAGAAATGTTTGTCCTTGATGGTTTGGAGTCTGATATGTCCACTGATGATCTTGGAAGAAGAAATACAATAGTTAAACTTCTAACCGAATGGGGTTTGATAACTCCTATAGATCCAACCAAGTACGAAGATCCACAGTTGTCTCTTGCAAGACTGAAGATAATTCCATTCAAAGATAAACGAGAATGGACTCTAGTTCCTAAGTACCACATAGGAAAGTAACATACATATAGTGGAGACTTTATACTATGAAGGAAATGCAAGCAATTGGTGCTCCATTTGAGATAGAATATTCATCATGTTCAAATTATAAACCAAAAAATTTTAATTGGATTATAAAAGATCACCCAGTAAAGGTGTTTATTGATTCTCAGATAATTCCTGGGATGATGTATCAGAAAAAATTAGGGGAAAGGAAAATAGCATGGGTCTGCGAGTCCCGTGCTATTTTCCATTCATGGAATGTTCCTATTTCTGTATGGGAAGATAACATAAAAAACATATCAGATTCATATGATCTTGTTTTTGTTTCTGATAAACAGTGGGTTGGAAAGTATCCAAATATCAAATATTGTCCAGCTGGAAGTAATCTTCCTTGGATTAAAAATCAACAAATATTCAGTAAATCAAAAATAGTTTCTTTGATTGCTTCTGAAAAAACAATAACATTTGGTCATCAACTTAGACACCTAACAGCAAGCAGATTTAAAGACAGCGTTGATTTGTATGGTGGAGTATTGGGATCTAAAAAATTAAGTCCTGGAATACCATGGGGTGACAAATCAGAGGCATTGAATGATTATATGTTCTCCATCACAATAGAGAATGATAAGTATGAAACATATTATACAGAAAAATTAACAGATTGTTTCGCAACTGGAACTATTCCAATATACTGGGGAACTCCTGATATTGGAGATATCTTCAATAAAGATGGAATTATAGAATTGACTCCAGATTTTGATCCAAAAATGTTGACAAAAGAGTTATATGAAAGTAAACTAGAAGCAGTAAGAGATAACTTTAATCGTGTTAAAGAACTCAAGAATGCTGACGATATATTGTTTGAGTTAATCAATGAAAACTGAGATTGTATCATTTTATGCAGACATTGATGGAAGAACCTACTACAGTGATCATTCGCGTAGGTTGCGTATCAACTGCAACGAAAATAATATTCCACATGATGTGAGAGAACTTCCATCCAGAGGAGAATATAGATTAAACTGTTTGGCAAAACCAAAGTTTATATTAGATGTTTTGCTTGAAAAGAAAAAACCATTTGTTTGGTTGGATGTAGATTCATTAATTCATGCTGAATTAAAAGTGTTTGATGAAATAGAAAATAATTGTGATATTGCTTTTGCTTATCAGGGGATACCACCAAATGTGAATGTCACACTTCCAAAAGCATCTCCGATTTATTTTACATACAAAGACATAGTGATTGAATTTTTAAATTATTGGATTTTAAAGTGTGAAGAAAATTTAAGATCAAATACAAGTAAAGTCTTTGATCATGAAATACTGATGTTTCAAGTTTTACCAGAGTATGTAAATAAACTAAAAATAGGAATGTTGCCAATAAACTATGCAATATGGCCTGGTACTTCAATACCAAACACAATGCAACCAATGATAACAATGGGTATTGCGGATGGAGTTTCTAAAGAAAAATCTTTGCGTGAAATGGGAATGAATGAAGAAGCAGTTAAATTTAATTTAGTTGGAAATAAAAATGAATCATAAATTAGCAATTGTTGTGCCGTATAGAAACAGAGAAGAACATCTTAAAGAATTTGTTCCGTATATGAATAAATTTTTAAGTTCTAATATAGAATGTCCATTCTCAATAGTCGTTATCGAACAAGCAAATCAAGAAAAATTTAATAGAGGAACATTAATAAATATAGGATTTGATTTAGTCAAAGATGATTGTACTTACATATCTCCACACGATGTCGATCTTCTACCAGAAACTTCTGATTATTCTGTGCCACAAAATCCAACACATCTTTCTGCATACCGCTCACAAAATAATTATATGTTAGAATATGAAGGATGTTTTGGCGGTGTTAATTTATTTTTAAACGAACATTTTAAATTAGTTAATGGATTTTCAAACATATATTGTGGATACGGTGCAGAGGATGATGATTTACGCAGAAGATGCTCTTTATGTAATTTACAGATAGATAGAAGATTTGGTAGATATACTTCATTACCTCATACATACGATCATGTAGATCCAAAAGATATAGAAAAGAATAGAAATTATTATTACGGACTTCTTCATTCTGGTATCCATGCAGCATATAATAGTGGAAAAAATAATGGACTAAACAGTCTAAATTATAATGTTATTTCTAAAAAAGAAATTGATTATATTCATTATTTTGTGGATTTTAAAAATGAACAACAATCCTAAAATTTCAATAGCAATTCCAGCATATGAATATTCTGGAAATGGTTGGTATTTTCTTTCTTACCTTTTAAACAGTATAATTGAACAAGATTACAAAAACTACGAAGTTGTAGTTAGTGATCAAAGTTCAAACGATTCCATTAAAGAAGTATGTAATATTTACTCAAAAATCATGAATATACATCATGTTCCTTTCGATTTAAAGGGTATGGGAAAAAATTTTAATAATGCGGTTGATCATTGTTCTGGATCTTTGATAAAGGTAATGTGTGCTGATGATTATTTTGTAGATCATAGAGCACTTACAAAAATAGTACAATCATTTGATGATGATTCAAATTTTTGGTTGCTTAATGGATGTGTTCACTCACAAGTTATGAATAACTTTTATGAGAGAATGATTCCATATTATCAGGATAAAATTCACCTTGGAGCAAATACTATAAGTTCTCCTAGTGTATTGACGATGAGAGGTAAATTCTTTTTTGATGATTCTCTTGTGATGCTTTTGGACTGTGAAATGTATAAAAGATTATATAAAGTACACGGCAATCCAATGATAATACAAGACCCACTAATATGCAATAGAATGCATAAAGATCAAGCACAGAAAAATCAAAACGATGTTTTGCAAAAAGAAATAGAATACTGTAGGAAATTATACGATGAGTGATAAAATTTGCATATTGGTTGTGAGTCATAATTATCCTGAACTTACAAATTCTCTTTGTGATGACATAGTTGCGAGAACCAAGGGCGTAAATTATGATTTGCATGTAATAGAAACAGGATCTCAACTAGATAATTGTTCAAAATATGCTACTCTGTGGGTATCTGATGGATGTAGAATGACCAGAGGATTTAATAATCTCAAGGCACATGCTGACAGAGTATTAAAATATAAGACAAAAGAAAAATATAGTGCTTATATGCTGTTTGTAAATGATGCTAAATTTATAAATGATCAGGATATGGTTAGCATCTTATACAACGAAATGAAATCATTACCAGATTGTGGACAAATTCATCCATATCAAAGTAACATATATCCACCACATACTAGACTTGGTAAATGTTCTGAAAATTCTACAAGAAAAGAAAGTTTTTCTGAAATAATTTGTCCCATGATATCAGCAGATGCATGGAATAAATGTGGTGAAGATTTTTTGGATAATAGATTTTTCTATGGGTGGGGACTCGATTACGACATGCCATATCAACTCCATAAGAATGGTTATAGGACTTATATAACTGATAAAGTTGGAATTTTTCACGATCCGTTTACTTCTTATAAAAATAAAGAAAAAACAAAACAAACAATGGATGGTAATCAATTTATTCAACTTGCTAGAAAAAATATGCATGAGGGATTTATTGAAAAATATGGGCAAAATTGGATGCAAATGCTAATGGATGGAATTCCATCAGATGTGTCAAAAGAAGCATTATATTTATGGTTGTATATGAATGATGGGTTTAGAGGTAAATAATTAAATTAATAGAGGTATAATATGAATAGAACAATTATTAAAAAGTTATTAAATGGCGATGTTACCGGTGAATTAAAAGAAAAGTATTTAACAGGTAAAACTACATCAGAAGAAAATTTATCAATATTAAATACACGTTATATTAATAGATCTGAATGGCCTTCCAAACATGATGCGGAAACCATGATTGGTCATACATGTTTAGATAATATTGAATTTTTAATAGATGAAGTTGTAGCAAATAAAATTTTTGGAAATTTCATTGAAACTGGTGTTTGGGGTGGAGGTGCGTGTATTTATGCTAAAAAGTTATTTGATTCTTTAGGTGAAAATAGAAAAGTTTATGTTGCAGATTCATTTGCAGGATTGCCTAAACCTGAAATGGATCGATATCCGCAAGATGCAGGAGATAATCATCATACATGTGATCCATTAAGAATTTCATTAGAAGAAGTTAAAAATAATTTTTTAAAATATAATTGTCTTGATGATAATGTTATTTTTTTAAAGGGTTGGTTTAAGGATACATTACCAACGTTAACTTCTGATGAAAAATTTTGTATAATTCGTTTAGACGGTGACATGTACTCTTCAACAATGGATGCATTAGTTCATTTATATCCAAAATTGCAGATTGGTGGTTATTGTATAATAGATGATTATGCACTTAAGGGATGTGCTGCGGCAGTACATGATTATATAAATGCAAATAATATAAAAGTACATGCTTATGCAATTCCAGGAGCGGGAGCAAATGCTATTTTTTGGAAAAAAGTATAATAGTGATTATTTAATGAAAAAGTGAAGATTCAATGATAACATGTATACTTTTTGATCTTGATGGTGTTTTAGTTGATGCTTGTGATTGGCATTATGAAGCATTGAACTCTGCATTGATTTCTTCTGGTTATAATTCAATATCTAGAGTAGATCATATTGAAAAATTTAATGGTCTTCCAACAAAAGTTAAATTATCTATGTTGGGTATTCCTGATTCTGAATCTAAAAAAATAAATGATTTAAAACAAAAATTTACAATTGATATAATTACAAACAAAGCAAGTTTGATGCAAGAAAAAATAGAAATGCATCAATATCTTAAATCAAAAAATATAAAAATTGGATGTGTTACTAATTCTATACGAGAAACAACAGAACACATGCTAAAATCTACTGGCCAATTTAAATATATGGATATAATCATAACCAACGAAGATGTAAAAAAGAATAAACCATATCCAGATTGTTACAATCTTGCAATACGAAAACTAGAGATAGATCCACAGAATGTTATGTGTGTAGAAGATTCAGAAAAAGGAATTCAAGCAGCAACTGCATCGTTAGCTGGACATTTGTTCGTGGTTAACGATACACATGAGGTGAATATACATAGTATAAAGAAAGAATTGGAAAATAATTAATATGCAAAAATTAGATCAATATATTCGTTACTTAAACTTTAAATCAGAAATTGGTCAAGATAGAGCAGTATTGGATATGTTAGGTGTCAAGTATGATGGCACTTTTGTTGATATAGGATGTGCGCGTCCAATTGGAATAAGCAATACTTTTTTATTTGAAGCAACCTTTAATTGGAGAGGGATCGCTGTTGACATAGAAGATATTGTAGATGCCGAGGGACAAACTTGGAAATCACATCGTCCTCAAACTAAACACATAGTTCACGATGCATTGAGTCTTGATTATTCTAAGATATTTAAAGAAAATAATATGCCACAAACTATTGATTATCTTTCTTTAGATCTTGAACCACCAGATCTAACATTAGAGTGTTTATATAAAATACCATTTAAAGAATATGTCTTTAATGTAATTACATTTGAAGTTGATGAGTATCGGGAAGGTGGTCAGAGAAGAGCACAAGAAAGTAGAAAGTATCTTCAGGATCTTGGATATAATTTAATTGGTTGCATCAATCGTCAAGATGATGTTTATGTTCATAGTTCGTACAGGAAACCATAATGAAAATTTTGATACCAATGGCGGGTGAAGGAAGTCGATTTGCTAAAGAGGGATATACATTTCCAAAACCTCTAATTGATGTTGAAGGAAAACCAATGATTCAAGTTGTTGTGGAAAATTTAGATTTTGATGCAACATATATTTTTTTGGTTAGAAAAGAACATCTTCAAAAGTATAGTGGTTTAAAAACAACTCTAGATAGAATTACAAATGGAAAATTTGAAATAGTTGAAGTTGATGCATTAACTGAAGGTGCAGCATGTACTACTTTACTTGCAAAACATTTAATTGATAATGATGAAGAATTATTGATTGCAAATTCTGATCAGGTTATTAAATATTCTTCCGAAAATTTTAAACTGATGAAATCTTTAACCTCAGCAGATGGCATTATTTTTACATTTAATGCACTTCATCCAAAATGGTCATTTGTCAAAGTAAATTCTAGAGGCATTATAACTGAATTACAGGAAAAAAATCCTATATCAAATATTGCTACTTGTGGAATTTATTGGTATAAAAAAGGTTCTGATTATGTGAAATATACAGAACAAATGATTAGTAAAAATATTAGAGTGAATAATGAATTCTATGTTGCGCCTGTTTATAATGAATATATTGCAGATGGAAAAACATTAATACCATTTTATGTAGATGAAATGCATGGAATTGGAACTCCAGAAGATCTTAATACTTATTTAAAACGAAAATAAATAATATTACAATATGAATTTAGATAAATTTATCAAAGGATGGTTAGTTGGAGATTTTGAACCATCTTTAATAAAAAGTAAAGATATTGAAGTTGGTATAAAATTTTACAAAAAAGGTGATATAGAATCTAATCACTACCATAAAATTGCAACAGAATATACTGTGGTTGTGAGTGGAGTTGTTAAAATGATGGATACTATTTTTAGACAAGGGGATATTGCTATTGTAGAACCAAATGTCTGTAATCAATTTGAATGTATAGAAGATGCTTGTTTAGTTGTATTTAAAACTCCATCTGTTGTGGGAGATAAATACATTGTAGAGTAAAGGATTTATATTATGACACCAAAAGTTGGAATTGCTCTTTTAAATTATAATCTTCCGGAAGAAACGGATTTTGTTTATGATGCGTTAGTTAAAAATCTGGATAAAACAAATTATGAAATTTGTGTTGTTGATAATGCTTCTGACAAAGCACCTCCATCAAAATACACTACAATTAAATCAATAGTTAATGGAAGAACTATGGGCGCAATTTTACTTGCTGCTCACTATTTCAATAGAAAACCTGATGTAAAATATGTTTTCTACATGCATAATGACATGTCGTTTAGAGAAAGTGGGGATATTCTCTACGACATGGTTTTATATATGGAAGCAAATCCACAGATTGCAGTAGTACATCCTGCATTAAATCAGGCAGCAACTCCAGTTTGGATTGGAGATAGATTCACGGTCCATAATCCTTTTAATAAAGAAAAATATAGAAGAGTGATGCCAAATCATGCAGATGTTATCAATATGGATGATACTTCACCAATATTGGTTAGAAAAACAGACTGGAATTTAGTCGGTGGTCAAGATCCAAGACTCAGCAGATGTTATGGTTCTGGTAAAGATTTTTACACCAGTCTGCATAAAATTGGAAAAGAAATATACATGTGTGATGATGTAGTTATAAACCATCATGGTCAATATACTTACATTAAAAATGTAGGTGATGAGTCATATCAAACACTTGATAAAGAAGCATGGATTGAAATGGAAATAGTAATGTGTGAAAAATATGGGAAAAATTGGAAAGATATGTTTCGATGATTGATTTAGCAATAGTGATTCCTCTTGGAGTATCAAGTCCGGGAACTCCAGTTCTTCAATATTTGAAATGGTGTGTTGAATCTTTGCAAAATCAAGATACAGCATATAACTACAAAATTATATTTGCAAGTGATAATAATGTATCTGATGAAATTAAAGATTATTTATCATCAACAAAGTATGATATAAGTTGGTATGATCCATTTTATTTTTTCAAAAAAGGATCTATATGGAAAAAAATATTTATAGAATGGGAAAAAGTAGACACAAAATACATAGCATTTTGTCATTATGATGATGCTTGGTCTAATAATAAAATTCAAAGTCAATTGGATTTAATGAATAATAATCAGTTAGATCTTTCTTGGAGTTCTGTCAAAGTGATTAATGAAAATAATCATATCCTTTCAGGAGACTTGGCAACAAGAAATATATTAAACAAAGATACAATAAAAATTGGTCAATCTTATGCATTTTCTCATTCAACAATTTTATCAAAAGATAAATTTTTAAGTTCTGGAATTTTAAATTATTTAGAAAAGTCTGCTCCAGTCTATGAAGGTTTGCATTATTTGTTTTGTCATAAACTAAAAGGACAAAAAGATAACAATTCTGTTTTCTATCACAGAGTTCATAATTATTCTGTTTCAAATAATTTACATACAGAAACTGAAGAATTAAGCAAAATAAGACAAGTTGCAAACTATTCTCTACAAGAAGTATTGGATGATCAAAAATCAATTGATTTTGCAAAAATTATAAAAGAAATTTATCCATGAAGTGGTCTTTTGTTATTTCTTATTTAACTGGAGACTATTTAGACTTAGTCATTAAATCTATTTGTAATCAACAAAATATAAAAGATAATTATGAAATTATTACAGTTGGTCCAAAAAATGATAAAGTCAAAAAAATTGAAGATAAAATTAATAAGACTATCTTTTTTGAAGAATATTTAATACCATCATGGATAACGATGAAGAAAAATATCGGTATTCAGAATACAACTAATGATAATATTTGCGTATTACACGAATATGTTGGACTTTGTGAAAATTGGTATGATGGTTATCTAAAATTTGGAAATGATTGGGATGTTTGTATGAATTCTATACGAATGTCTAATGGTTTGAGATACAGAGATTGGATTACTCTTTCAAGACCCATAGAATTTGTATCATATGATGATAATTCAAAAACAAACAATAACATGTATATCAGTGGAACTTATTGGTGTGTAAAAAGAGACTTCATGTTAAAAAATCCATTAAACATAAAACTTCTTTGGGGACAAGGAGAAGACATTGAATGGTCACTTAGATGTATGGGTTTTTGGAATTATAAATTCAATCCAAATTCTACAGTAAAACTACTAAAAGAAAAACCAAAAGATGATTGGAATCCAAATCCCACATTTGACACGAATTCGCTTTTAGGATATGATAAACACAAAATTCAAGGATAATAATTAAAAGGATAGAAATATATTATATCTGCATTTTAGATTAAAATTACAAAAATAATTTAATTATATAATTTGTGAAATAATGGAATCTTAATATGAACACAATTTTAGATCTTGGCAAAATACCTTTAGTAAATAATTTAAAAAATTCAAAAGAAGAAGCATTAAATGCAACAAAATATTCATTACGAATTATTCAAGATGATAATTTAATTATGAGATTGGATACTGTTGTTGATCCATCAGAATTATATTCAACTTATTATTATAAATCAGGAGTAAGTGAACCATACATTCAGCATTGCAAGAGAATGTGGTATGATATTGAACATTTAATATTTGGTGCAACTCCATTTAAAAAACCAGAAGTTAAACCACTAATAGTTGATATTGGTGGAAATGACGGAACATTGCTGTCTTCTTTAAAGAGTCAATTTGATTTTAATTTAGGAGAAATTGATCTTATAAATGTGGATGCAAGTGAGTCTTTCAAAGAAGAAAATGAATCAAAGGGAATACAATATATAAATTCTTTTTGGGGAGATGTACAGTTAGAAAGAAAAGCCAATCTTATAACATCAACCAATGTATTTCAACACACATCAGATGTGCATAAATTTTTAAAAGGAATTCGAGATAATTTAGATGGAATATGGGTTTTAGAATTTCCTTATTTTCTTACAACAGTAGAAACTGATCAATTTGATCAAACATATCATGAACATTATTATTATTGGTTAGTGACTCCTCTTGTAAAACTTTTTGAACAATACGGGTTAGGTATTATCTCAATAAGTGAACAAAAAATACATGGAGGAACATTAAGAATAATTTCAACTAATAAAAGAGAAACAGATAAAAGTGTTGTGACTCCTTATCTACAAAAAGAAAATGAATATGATTTTACAAAATGGGCAAATAAAATCTCTACAAAATTAATCCAAGATAAGATATTTTTATCTAGATTGGCAAGCAGGGGTGGATCTTTTGCTTGTTTTGGAGCAGCAGCAAAGGGATGTGTGTATTTAAATTGTTTAGATCCTGACTTTATAAGATCTAAGATTAAATATATTGTAGATGATACAAAAGAAAAGCAGGGAAAATTTGTTCCGGGAGTTGGACTAGAAATTGTAAATAGAGAAGTTTTATATACAGATCAACCAGAATATTTAATTATTATGGCGCATAATTTTAAAGATCACATTATAAAAAGTTTAAGACCTCATTATAAAGGTAAAATTATAGTAATGTTACCGGAAGTACAAATATATGACTAAGATCATATCACACAGAGGAAATTTAAATGGACCAAAATTAGATTGTGAAAATAATCCAACATATATTCAGCAAGCAATAGATGAGGGATTTGATGTTGAAATCGATATTTGGTTTTTGTATGGAAATTTTTATTTGGGACATGATGATCCAACATATCTTGTGAGTAAATTTTGGTTGAATAGCAGATCAAGTAAACTTTGGTGTCATGTTAAAAATTTAAATGCATTGCAACAATTGTATAACGATACAGACTTAAATTATTTTTGGCATGAGACTGATAAAATGACTTTAACTTCTAAAGGATATCCTTGGTTATATCCAAACAATTATATTGAACATGGAATAACAGTAGAATTGGGTTTAAAAAAAGAAATACCATTAGTATACGGAATATGTACAGATTATCCACTAAGTTGGAATAAATAACAGTAAGGATATTAATGATGAAACCAAAATTAACACTATGTATGATCGTCAAGAATGAGTCTCATATTATTCATGAGTGCTTAAATTCTATTTACAACCAAATTGATTATTGGGTAATATCAGATACTGGTTCTACAGATGGAACTCAAGATATTATCAAGAAGTTCTTCGAAGAAAAAGGAATTCCTGGAGAACTACACCAAGATGAGTGGAAGAACTTTGGTCACAACAGAAGTCTAGTGTTGGAACATGCAAAAGGCAAGGCGGAATATGCATGGATGATTGACGCAGACGATTGTGTAGAAGGTACTCTTAAACTTCCACAAGAAATGGATGCTGATGGATATGTTGTCAGAATGGGTAAACCTGAATTTTCTTGGTGGAGAACTCAGATTTTTAGATTAGATTCTGATTGGAAATATGTTGGAGTTCTTCACGAATATCCAGCATGTTCTAATCCAACCCCAAAATTGGTAAAGATTGAAGGTAATTATCATATCAATGCAAGAACTTTGGGTGCTAGAAATGTTGGAATAACCGCTGTTGAGAAGTATACAAGAGATGCAGAACTATTAGAAAAGGCACTTGTAGAAGATCCAACAAATACAAGATACCAATTCTATCTCGCACAATCATATTTTGATTCTCAGCAATGGGAAAAATCTATGAATGCTTATAAGAAAAGAGCAGAGATGGGTGGTTGGCAAGAAGAGGTTTATTACTCATTGTACAGAGTAGCAGTTTGTCGCGCAATGATGGATAGACCATGGCCTGAAATCATGGCATCTTTCTTGGATGCATATAATTACAGACCAATTCGTGCCGAACCATTGGTTCATATTGCCCAAGTTCTTCGACAAAAATTTGATCAACCAGCGGCAGCATATGTCTTCGCAAAGACAGCAGCAGAATTACCATATCCCAATGGTGAAATATTGTTCGTACCCGACATAATCTATAATTTTGTTGCTCTTGATGAATTGGGAGCAACAGCACATGCTGCTGGACGACCAGAAATTGGTTATTTGGCATGTAAGAAATTATTGGAAAGTGGAAAGATTCCCACAGAACACATAGAACGAGTTCAAAACAATTACAATAATTATAGACAAATAATGGAAAATATTTCAAAACAACAGCAACAAATGATACAACAACAGCAAGTTGCACAGAAAGAGCAACTGGAAAATGCTCAACAAAAGAAGAAAAAGTTCAAAGAGAGAAAAAAGCAAAAGACCTAAAATTGTTATAAATAATGCTATAGAACTATGGCATTTCCCACAAATCCATCCACAGGAACCACACACAGCATTAATCGCCGTGTGTGGTCTTTTAATGGGGCTGCTTGGGACAAACTTGAAGGTTATGCTTTTTATTATCAGCAAAATCCCCCAACTGGTATTACATTTGGCACAAGATGGATGGATTCTGATACTGGAATCGAATATATTTACATTTATGATGGAAATAGCTCACAATGGGTCCAGCCAACAAATGATGGATCGTCTGTTTTAATACAAGCAACAAATAGCGTAACAGGTGCCACATACCAAGCAACAAATGCTGATTTTTATATTGGTGTTAGTTATTCTGGAACAGCTGGAATCAAATTACCATCTGGCCCAGAAATTGGAAGAATCGTTGTAGTTAAAGATGAATCTGGTCATGCTGGAGATGCAAATAAATTTATTGTTATTACCGGGGCAACATATACAGATAAAATAGACAGACAGCTATCCGCTACAATAAATATAAACAATGCATCTTTACAATTTATTTACCGAGATGGTTGGAGAATAATTTAATGAGTTACTTATTTAACGATCTTGTTGGATTTAAAGATAATTCTGTTGATGGATTTAACAGATTAAAAATATCCCAACCATTTACTTTATTTGATTCACAGCACAGATATCAAATGAATGATAAGTGGAGTACATTTGGTGTTACTGGTGGAACTGCATTATATGAATTAAATGAAAGCGCAGTTCTTCTTACTGTTGGTATTACATCTGGAAGTAAACTAACAAGAGAAACAAAAAGAGTATTTGCATATCAACCAGGAAAATCTTTACTGGTATTGAATACATTTTCAATGAATACCCCAAAAGAAGGTCTACTTCAAAGAATTGGATATTTTGGAATAACTGGTGGAGCTACATTTGGTACGCCATATAATGGCATATATTTGCAGCAAAATGGACTAACATTATCGATATGTCTTGCAAGCGCATCATTAAATACCATAACAACAGTAAATCAATCTAATTGGAATGGTGATAAATTTGATGGAACTGGTGCTTCTGGGAGAACTATAGATGTAACAAAAGGAAATATTTTTTGGACAGACATAGAATGGTTGGGTGTTGGTGATGTTCGCACTGGTTTTTTTGTCGATGGAAAGCCTGTATTAGCGCATACATTTCATAATGATAATGTAAATCCGACAACATATATGACTACGGCTGTTTTACCTATTCGCTATGAAATAGAAAATTTGACATCACAGGCAGCTGGTAGCACAATGCATCAGATATGTTCGTCCGTAATGAGTGAAGGTGGATATGAGGGATTTAGTAGAAGATATAATGTTACTCATGATGGAGCAACTTTAAAAACACTAGCAACAGCAGGAACACAGTATCCGATAATTGCTCTAAGATTAAATTCAAATAGATTGGACAGCGTAATTGTTCCATCAAACATTAATGTAATAGTACAGGAAACAACAAATAACAAACCAGATACTGTACAATATCGTCTTTTATTAAATCCACAAATAACCGGAAATACCTGGACCACACATTACAATGGAAATGTAGATTATAACATTACAGCAACTGATATTACTGGTGGAACAGATATTATTGGTGGTTATATTAGTAGTAACGGTGCTTTAGAGCTTTCTAGTGTAAATGATTTTAATTTTCAATTGGGCAGATCTCAAACTGGGGTAAGTGATGTACTTGCTATAACATTAATACCACTTTATGACGGATCAAAAATTTGTGCCGATTTTTCATGGTTCGAACTGGTATGAGCTAAAATATGCCATTAGATTTTCCATCATCACCATTATTAAATGATCTTTACACTTTCGGTGGTAAAACCTGGAAGTGGGATGGTGCTGGTTGGAAAAGTTATAATATAGGTCTAACTGGACCACAAGGTCCGCAGGGAATTCCTGGACCGACTGGTCCTACTGGTCCAGCTGGTTCGGGTGTCATACCTGGTGGATATGTCTCAACCTTAAATGGATTTACTGGTGGAATAACTCTGGCAGCAGGAGATGGAATAAATATATCATCTTTGTCAAATATTATAACAATAGAAAATCAACTATATATATTAATAGACGGCGGAATTTACTAAACAGGAATAACAAATGTCAACTATTAAAATTAAGAGAACAACTGGATCTACTACCCCTACTGGATTGACTTTTGGTGAACCAGCATATGTACAAGGACTTAAGTCTTTATATATTGGACAAACTGGTGGCGATCCTGCTATTAGAATAGGTGCTGAAGTCAGTACAGATTCTACCTTTGCAAGTGCAAGTGATAATAAAATACCATCACAACTCGCAGTTAAAACATATATTGACAATTCAGTTGCTGGTGGTGCTGTTACTTCTGTTAACGGTGCGACTGGAGCAATAACAGTTGCGGCTGGAACTGCAATTGGTGTATCTACTGTAGGTCAAACAATTACAGTAACCAATACTGGTGTTCAGTCACTTGCAGGGACAAGTAATCAAATTAGTGTTTCTGGATCTACTGGAGCTGTTACGCTTTCACTGCCATCTACAGTAACTGTTCCTGGGGCGCTAAATGTTACCACAAATCTAACAGTTACTGGTAATCTTACAGTTAACGGAACAACTACGACAGTCAATAGTGATACTATGACTATCGATGATCCAATGATTACTCTCGGTCTTTCTGGCGGTTTACCCATAACTGTTTCTGATGGCGGTAAAGATCGTGGTGTAGCATTCACATATTTTGATACTGCTGGTAGAACTGGCTTTATGGGTTATGATGCAAGTTCTGGATATTTTGTTTTTGCCAAAGAATGTGCAATTACAAATGATGTTATATCTGGAATTACTTATGGAGCGATTCAAACGAATCAAATAAGATCTGCTTCTAATACAACTCTCACATTATTATCAGATTATACATCACAGGCATCCATACAATTAACAGGAAATGCTTCTGCTGGAAGTGAAGTAATAACTCTCAATTCAGGAACAGTTAAATTTACTGATCCAAATGCGACTGATGCCACCTCATTGCAATTTATGAATGGTGAAGGAACATTTTCAAATACTTTCACCATTACAAATCCAACAGCAGATAGAATAACTACATTCCCAAACTGGGGTGGAACAGTTGTTCTACCTTCTAATGCGTCTACAGCAAATTATATTATAAGATCAACTGGAACAGCAACACAACCGAACTGGGTTGATGCAAATGCAGCAGGATTTACAGCATATGCTGCTGGACGATTCGAAACAGCCAGAACAATAGGAATTACTGGAGATATTGATGGAACTGCCACATCCTTTGATGGAACTGCAAATATCAATATTTCAGCACAAATAGCTGCTGGTTCTATAGTAAACAATGATATTAACGCTGCTGCTGGAATAGTTGACACTAAACTTGCTACTATTTCTACAGCAAATAAAGTTTCTATAAGTGCATTAGACATTGATGGTGGAACTGAAACGACAACAATAGTTGGATCAGACTTACTAATTGTTGATGATGGGGCAAATGGAACAAACAGAAAGGTAACAGTAGATAATCTTTTTGGTTCTAATAGTACAGCTACTGTTGACGGCGGATCGTATTAATATAACGGAGTTTTATTATGGAAAATATTAATTATAATGAAAAAGTGGTTATACCATTTCTTGAAAAGAAGTGCAAAGATTTATTGTCTATTAATTTAGTATTAGAAGCTAAATTGATGGTAGAACAAAACAAATATAAAGATTTAGAATCGCAAAATAATTCTGAATTCGACACAATAAATCAACTAAGAACAGATATACAATCAAAAGAACAAACAATCAATAATATTCAAACAAGCAAAAACAATATTGAAGAAGAAAGAAATACTTTATTAAATAAAATAATTTCTTTAGAATCTCAAGTAAAAAGAGAAGAATCTTTAAAAAATAATGCGATATCTGAGTATCAAACTTTATCGAATAAATATAATGAATTGCTAGAAAAAATTAAAATTCAAGAAGAAGAAAATAAGAAAAAGAGTATAAAAAAACCAATTGCCCAGATGAGCTGATATGGCAAAAGTAATAACAAAAAATTCATTTACTCCAGGTTCTGCTCCAGCAGGATTGTCCGCTGGAGAACTTGCAGTAAATGTAAATGATAAAAAAATATTTGTTGGAAATGCAGTTGGTGGTGTAGTTACTTTACACGACCAAAATGCTATTGTTACATCCATAAATGGTGCCACTGGAGCAGTAACAAATGTAGCAAGAATAAATGAAGGAAATACATTTTCCGTTCGTCAAGTATTTAATGCAGGATTTACCTCCGCTGGTGGATTATTTAGCAAAGGTATAACATTTTCTGATGTCTCTGGAAATGCAATTCTATTCGATGATCCTAGTGAAAATGGACTTACATTAGCACATAAGGCAGGATTTGTTACAGCAGCTGGAAAATATTTTACATTAGCATCAGAGGAATCAAATGCATTGGTTCCAAGCCCAGCATCAATTAGATTGGCTGGAGGTGATAACGATAATATACCTGGTATTATTGAAATAAATGCAGATACAATTTATGCCAATGGAACTATAATATCTCCAACTTTACAGTCGCCCACTATAACTGGAGCACTGAATGCTGCTGGAGCCACATTTAGTGGTGTCGTTAATATTAATGGTGGATTAACAGCATCAAGATTAAATGTTGTTGACAGAGCAATTATTGGAAATTCTATAACTGTTCCATTACAATCTGTAGGAAATACTGCACAAAGAATGAATATTGGTGTCTATGGAACTATTTCAGAGACATCATCAGCTGCTGCAATGATTATAGGAAATGCCATAGCAGCGTCAAAGCAATCATTGCAAAAAATCGAAAAGATAGTTTCTGATCCAGCACAATTTATTAAAATGAGGTATGATCAGGGAGTTTCGATTCATACTAATATCACTGGTGCTCCAGGAACTGAATATACTGATTCTCAAAATACTAGACTTCTTGTTGATCTTAATGGAAATGTTGGAATTAATACAACATCACCAGGGCATAGATTAGATGTGTCTGGTAATATGAATGTCACTAGTGGAGCGACATTCTCTGGTATAGTTGAATTTAATAATGGAATCACAGCTGCTGGTGCCACATTTACAGGTGCTGTTATTTCCGATAGTGGATATAGAATTACTTCAAATGCTATTACCTCATTAAGTGGAACTACTTATGAATTATTGACTTCAGACAATGGAAAAGTAATAACATGGAATGCATCTTCTGGATCTACACTAACTGTTCCTAGTGGATTACCAGTTGGTTATAATACAACAATAATTTCTCTGGGTGCTGGATTAATTGGAATTAGTGGAGCTTCTGGTGTTACATTAAATTCATTTGAAGGAAAATTACGAATAGCTGGTCAACATGCCGCTGTTTCTGTAATATCATATTCTACAAATATATTCAACATTGCTGGAGGATTGACGGGATGATAATTCCAAGCTTTAAAGCTGGTATTATTAGTTTTATAAGAAAAGTTGTATCAGTAGCGCCTATTGCTAATAAATTATATGTATGGGGTAGAAATGCTAATGGTCAATTGGGTCTTGGAGATTTAACCATTCGTTCATCTCCAGTTCAAGTTGGAACTGATACTGATTGGAGTATTGTTAATATTGGTGCTTATCACACATTAGCAATCAAAACTACAGGAACCTTATGGGCATGGGGAAATAATGGTTTTGGTCGATTAGGTACTGGAAATGTAACAAGTCGTTCATCACCAGTTCAGGTTGGAACCGATACAAATTGGTCTAAAGTAACACCTGGAAGTGCTCACACTATAGCAATCAAAACTACAGGAACATTATGGGCATGGGGACTTAGTAGTAATGGTTCACTTGGTCTTGGAGATGCAACTAATAGATCATCACCAGTTCAAATAGGCACTGATACAAATTGGTCAAATATTAGTACAGGTGCTACAACTACTCTTGCTATAAAAACCACAGGAACTCTTTGGGGGTGGGGTAGAAATACTAGTGGTCAATTGGGTCTTGGAGATGTGACAAATCGTTCATCACCAGTTCAAGTAGGTACTGATACTGACTGGAGTAGTGTTAGTAGTGGTAGATATCATACTCTTGCAATCAAAACTACAGGAACCTTATGGGCATGGGGAAGTAATGGTAGTGGTCGATTAGGTCTTGGAAATACTACCAATAGATCATCTCCAGTTCAAGTAGGAACCGATACCAATTGGTCTAAAGTTAGTGCTGGTGGTGTTCATACTTTAGCAATTAAAACTACAGGAACTTTATGGGCATGGGGGTATAACACAACTGGTGTGCTAGGTCTTGGAGATACAACCGCTCGTTCATCACCAGTTCAAGTAGGAACCGATACAAATTGGTCAAATATAAGTGCTGGTCCAAATATAAGTATTGCATTAAAAACAACAGGTACTTTATGGGCGTGGGGTGTAAGAAGCAATGGTCAATTGGGAGCTGGTAGTCCTGATGCAAATTCTAGTTATTCATCTCCAGTTGTAGTTGATAATGATACTTGGAATTCCGTTTCTGGTGGCACTAGCACTGCTATAGCAATTAAAACAAATGGGACTATGTGGGCTAGAGGACTCAATACATCTGGTCAATTGGGTCTTGGAGATGTAACAATTCGTTCATCTCCAGTTCAAGTAGGTACCGATACAAATTGGTCTATTGTTAGTATTGGTGAACTACACACATTAGCAATCAAAACTACAGGAACATTATGGGCATGGGGAAGTAATGGTGTTGGTCGATTAGGTCTTGGAGATGCAACTAGTAGATCATCTCCAGTTCAAGTAGGAACCGATACCAATTGGTCTAAAGTTAGTGCTTGTGGTGCTCATACTTTAGCAATCAAAACCACAGGAACATTATGGGCATGGGGGCAAAATAATTATGGTCGATTAGGTCTTGGAGATACATCAGCTCGTTCATCACCAGTTCAAGTAGGTACTGATACTGATTGGTCCATAGTAAGTAATGGCTATCGACATACTCTTGCTATAAAAACAACTGGTACTTTGTGGGCTTGGGGAGCTAATACAAATGGTCAATTGGGTCTTGGAGATGTGACAAATCGTTCATCTCCAGTTCAAGTTGGAACTGATACAAATTGGTCTATTGTTAGTAGTGGTAGATATCATACTCTTGCAATTAAAACCACAGGAACTTTATGGGCATGGGGAAATAATGGTAGTGGTAGATTGGGTCTTGGAAATACAACAAATCGTTCATCACCAGTTCAAGTAGGCACTGACACGAATTGGTCTAAAGTTAGTGCTGGTGGTGCTCATACTTTAGCAATCAAAACTACAGGAACTTTATGGGCATGGGGAGGTAATGGTAGTGGTAGATTGGGTCTTGGAGATACAACCGCTCGTTCATCACCAGTTCAAGTAGGTACCGATACTGATTGGTCCACAATAAGTGCTTGTTATTCTCATAGTTTAGCAATTAAAACCACAGGAACTTTATGGGGATGGGGAAGTAATGCTTTAGGTGTAGTTAAAAATTTATATGTGAATATAAGTTCACCAGTTCAAATAGGAACTGGTACAAACTGGAATGTTATATCAAATGGTATTGCTCCAGATGCTGGTCTTGTTGGTGGTCATGTTTGTGCCATAACAAACACCTAAATAGTAATAACTATTTTTTATATAAAGGAATTTATAATATGCTATATTTTTTAAGTGGTTTACCTCGTAGTGGTTCTACAGTTCTTTCTTCAATATTAAATCAACACCCTCAATTATATTCTACACCCACAAGTGGATTAATAGAAATTCTTGGATCTATTTGTAATACATGGGAATCTTCACCCACAACAGTAGCACAAGGATCTGAAAAGGAAGAGGCATATCGTATGCTTCGTTCTGTTATTGAAGCAAAATATAAAGATGTTAAAAAACCAATAATTCTTGACAAGAGTAGAGGTTGGGTAAATCCTCAAATTATGGAAACTATGTCAAAAGTTCTTGGTAAAGAACCAAAAATAATTGCAACTGTAAGATCAACAGCAGACTGTGCTTCATCATTTATTCGAATAGCAAAACCAAATGATATTTCAGAGTTTCTTCGTTCATCACATTTAATTCAACATTTAAAATCCTCTTACGCTGAATTAAAGAATGGATATGAAAAGTATCCAAAAAATATTTTATTTATTGATTACGATGATTTAATTCAATCGCCACAAGAACAAATGAATAAAATTCATAAGTTTCTTGACCTAGAACCATTTGAATATAATTTTGGAGATATTGATACAAAAGTCGTGGCAGAAAAAGATGACGCTGCGTGGGGGATACCAAATCTTCATACTATATCACCAAGATTAGGTTATCAACATAGTCAAGATTCACGAAAAATTCTTGCTCAACATTTTGACAGTTTTGACCAACCAAAATTCTGGAAAGGTGAAGTCAGAGAATATAAAAAGAAAAAAATAGATCATTCTGTTGCTCTTTCAATGAAAGGTCAATTTGAGGAATCATATAAAATTTTAAAAGAAGCACAAGAAGAAAATCCTTTATGTAATAAGATTGCCTTTAATATGGGATGGTATGCTTTAAGGCAAAATAAATTGCAAGAAGGTATGCATGGTCTTGCTCGCGGAAGGTATGAAAATTGTTTTGGAAATCCAAAACCACCAGTTCCAACACCAATTTGGGATGGAAAAAGCATGGGAACTGTTTTATATTACCTCGAAGGTGGAATTGGAGATCAAATTCATGCTTTAAAATATATCCCAGATATTAATCGTCGTGGATGTGATGTGATTGTGGCGTGTTCGGCAGAATTATTCCCACTAGTAAAGTGTTGTATGGGAGTAAAAATGATTGTTGAACATGCAGCTGCTGGTGGAATTTACCATGATTTTTGGGTTCCTGCGATGTCAGTTCTAATTCCATTGGGATATGAATATAAAGATATTAATGGATCACCTTATATTCCAAAAACAAATAGCCCAAAAAATAAACGCCCTGTAATTGGGGTAAGATGGCAAGGTAATCCTAAATTTGAACATGAACAAAATCGTAGATTTCCTTTAAAACCTTTCTTTGATGCTTTAAAAAATATTGACGCAGATTTTATTTGTCTTCAAAGAGATGAAGGCGAACAAGATTGTCCCAACTTCATTAAGAAAGTTCCACTAAATAATTGGGAACAAACAAGAGATGCAATATCTGGATGTGATTTGGTTATTTCTTCTTGCACAAGTGTTGCTCATCTTGCAGGGGCTATGGGAGTTCCAACATGGATCATAGTTCCTGTATTGAATTATTACATATGGTCAGTTCCAGGAGATAAATCACCATATTATGATTCAGTAAAATTGTTTAGACAACAAAAATTCGGTTGTTGGAAACATCCAATATCAGAATTAAAGAAAAATTTAGAAAGTAATTTTGGAACAGTTAAAAATAAAAGCAAATGGAGTAAACTATGTCAAAGCATATTAGGGTAGAAAATAATGAAGTAGTTGAATGTTTGGATTATCTTCCAAATAACGCAAATGGCGACTGGAGAATTGCAATTGAAATTCAACCAAGTTTAATTACTGGAAGACAAATAATAGGATCACATTCATTCGATTTAACTAAAAATCCAGTAGAAATTATATGGTCTGTGATTGATCTCAGTGTTCAAGATAGAAAAGATTCTCTTCTTCAGCAATTGAATCAAGAATCATACCAAATTGTACAGGAGGAATTAGTCAAAGAATTTGAAGGTCAAAATTCAGATTTTACTCTTGTTCAAGCAGCAATTACAGCATACAGAAATAAAAGAACAGAAATAAATAATCTTTCAACACATGATAACATTGATGCTTTTATACTTGCAAATGGATAAAAAATGAGAATAGTGTTTTCAATTATACATAATGGACTTCATCATTTACATCACAACGGTCAGTATGAAAAAATATTGCAATCTTGCGATAAATGGATTATTGTAGAAGGCGCATCACTTTCAACAGGTAGTACAAAATGGTGCAAAGAGTTTCCTCCAGACCTACACTCAAATGGCGGTAGTGTGGATGGTACTCGGGAATTTTTACGATTTCTTTCTAAACAAACAGATAAATTGATTTATGTTGAATCAGATGGATTCTGGCAATCTAAAGATCATCAAGTTAACCGCGCAATAGAAGAAGTTAAAAAAATAACAAACTCTTGTTGGTTATGGGAAATTGATATTGATGAGCAATGGGAGCCTGAACAAATGAATCAGGCAGAATACGAACTCTTACAAAGTAATCAAAAATCTGCTTGCTTTAGAGCCATGTGTTTTGTAGGAAAAAATCTTCGTGCTATAGGGGATTGGGGTGAAGCATTTAGCAGTGGATATACTCGTTTATGGAAATGGGAAGGTGAATATTTTATATGTCACGAACCACCTGTACTTGAAGGAGAACTAAAAAAAGATCCAGTAATGCTTTCTCCTGTGTTTAGGCATTATAATTATTACTTCGATAAAGATGTAATTTTTAAAGATAAATGGTATGGTGGTCACGAAAACATTTATGAACGATGGAAACTTATCAACTCACTTGATAAAAGATTTTTTCCAATGCATATATCAAATTTGATTTCTGGTCCATGGGGAAGATCAAATAGTTCAATAATTTATGTTGATCCTCCAGGAAAAAGAAAAATAGTTCAAATTGGAGCGAATAAAGGATATGATCATGTGTTTGAAATTACAAAAAACAATGAATATGATTGTTTATTTGTCGAACCGAATCCACATGCAATAAAAATTTTGAAGGATTGTTATAAAAATTGTGAACATTGTAAGTTTGAAGAGTGTGCAATATCCACAAATAATGGCACAATTGAAATGCATTTCAACGATATTGACAGTGGAGATTCGTCACATAGCTCCATTTCAATAGATCATGTTTTGAAACATAACAACCCACAAGAAAAGATTACATCCTTAACAGTTGATTGCATGACTGTCGAATCTTTATTGGAAAAATATGGTTGGAAAAATGATCAAATTGAATGGCTTTATATTGATGCAGAAGGTCATGATTGTGATATAATACTCTCTACAGACTTTAGCAAACTTAATATAAGAAATGTATTTTTTGAATCAATTCATTCTGACGGACCATTTAAACAGGGTGATAAATTGAAAAAAACTATTGAATGGTTAAATTCATCAGGATACCTTTTCAACGCTAAAAAATGTGATGGAGTTTCAAATTTAGCATTTTCAAAAGTTTAATATGAAAAAAATTCTTGTGATTGGAGATTCTTGCAGAGATGTTTTTGTTTATTGTGAATCAAATAGGTTATGTCCAGATGTTCCAGTACCGATTTTAAATATTATAGATCAAACAGATAATCCAGGAATGGCTAAAAATGTTCAAAGAAATATTTTTGCTATGAACATGGCTTGTGATTGTTTGACAAATAAAAATTGGCATGATATAACAAAGACTCGTTATGTTCATCAAAAAACAAATCATATGTTTTTTAGGGTCGATTCTAGGAATTCAACTGAAAAAATAAATTTAGCAGATATTAATTTTAACTATGACGCAATAGTTATTTCTGATTATAATAAAGGTTATTTGACAGAATTAGATATAGAATTTATTTGTAATAATCACCCTCTTGTATTTGTAGATACTAAAAAAATTTTAGGATCTTGGTTAAATAATTCAAAATTCATTAAAATAAATGATACAGAATATAAAAGTTCAATCAATAACATTACACCTTTATTAGAATCAAAAATTATTAGAACTATGGGTGAAAATGGATGTAGATTTAATAATAAAAATTACATTGTCAATAAAGTGGAAGTTTTGGATGTGTCAGGAGCTGGAGATACATTTATGGCTGCAATCGCCGTTGGTTATTTAAAACATAATAATATAGAAATAGCCATAGAATTTGCTAATTTATGTGCTTCTGAGGTTGTTCGTCACCGTGGAGTAACTGTCCCAAAAGATTGTATAATATGAATAAAATAGTTTTTACAAATGGGGTTTTTGATATATTGCATAAAGGTCATCTAGATCTTTTGCGATTTTGCAAAGAACACGGCGATTTACTAATAATCGCAATTGATTCTGATAAGAGAGTTAGGGAAACTAAAGGAAATGAAAGACCCATATTCAATCAATTCGACAGAAAAGAAATGCTGGAATCATTGCGATTTGTTGATAAGGTTATTGTATTCGATTCACTCGAACAATTAAAAGAATTACACAGAAGCATAGCACCAGATATTGTTGTTAAAGGATCAGATTGGAAAAATAAAAACATTTATTTAAGCGATGGTATACATGAAAAATCAAAATTAATATTTTTTCCATTATCAGATGGATATTCAACAACATCTATTATAAAGAAGATAAGAAATTAATGTTTGTCATTACAGGTGCATGTGGATTTATTGGCAGCAATATGATATCTTATTTGAATAAGATAGGAATTAATAATATTATTGCTATAGATGATTTTGGACAAATTTTATCAGCAAATGTAAATACTTCAAATTTGCAAAATTTAAAACTTAATAAAGTTTACCCCATTTCAGTTCGCGAAATTGATGTTTTACCGGATTGTGAAATAATGGGGGTATTTCATTTTGGGGCAATATCAAATACATTAGAAAAAAATCAACAAAAAATAGATTACTTTAATGTTAAATATACTGAAATTTTAGGAGATGTATGTAAAAAAAGAAACATACCATTAATCTTCAGTTCAACTGCTGCCATTTATGGAAATGGTAATGGTCCTTTAAACCCATACGCTGAATCCAAACTCGCTGGAGAGAAGTCTTTATCTGAGCATTCAGTTTGTCTTAGATTGTTCAATGTTTATGGCAAAAATGAGTCACATAAAGGAAGAATGTCATCTGTTATATTTAAATGGTTTCATGAATTGAAGACTAATAAACAAATTAATTTGTTTGAGAATTCTGATAAATATAAAAGGGATTTTGTTTTTGTTGATGATGTATGTGATGTATTTTATAAATTTTTAAATAATTATAAACCTGGTGTGTATGACTTCGGAAGCGGTGAAGCTAGAACATTTGAAAATATTGCAGATATTGTCATAAAACAATATGGTTTTGGAAATAAAAATTATATACCTATGCCAGAGGATTTGATAAATCAATATCAAAAAAATACTATTGCAGATTTGTCGCTTATAAATAAAATTGGAATTGAAATAAATCCAACAATACCAGAAATTGGAATATCTAAGTATATTAATTATCTGAAAAATATGGAAACTTAATATGTCTGAATCTAAAACATGTAAACCAGTAATTGTAAATAAAGGTTGGGGAACTGAAATTATTTTTGCTAACACAAAAGACTACTGTGGAAAGCTTTTAAATTTTAATAAAGGAAGCAAATGCAGTATGCATTTTCATATTTTAAAAGATGAATCATGGTATATTTTTAAAGGAAAAATAAAATACACTTGGATAGATCCAACAAACGGAAAACAAGAACATCAGATTTTATCCGTTGGAGATGTTGTTCGTAACAAGATTGGCAATCCACATCAGGTAGAAGCATTAGAGGAAACTGTTATATTTGAAGTTTCTACTCAACATTTAGACGAAGATAGCTATAGAATATTTCCGGGAGATAGCCAAAAATGAGATTTGCATTTGACATAGACAATACTATCGTTCAAACAATAAATGGCAATTACGCAGAATCTACCCCTATTCAAGAAAGAATAAACTTGGTAAATACTCTCTATAATCGTGGAGATACTATTATACTTTTTACTGCAAGAGGTTCTGCTTCTGGAAAAGATTACAAGAAATTAACTGAAGATCAAATGAAACTGTTTGGTGTTAAATATCATCAGTTGATATTCGGAAAGCCAGATGTAGATGTTTTTATTGATGATAAAGCAATTTCACCATTAGACTGGGATAAATACTTTAAGTCAATATTGTAATTTAAGGGAAAAATATGGCACTTCAAAAACAAATATACATCGACAATAACTCAGGAATATCAGCAGAATATTGGAAAATTTATAAAATATTATCTGAGTGGGTGTCTAGTGGTGATATAAACACAAATACACTTTCAAACAAGATAACTATAATTTTGGAGGGATATTTAACAGAACAAGCTAGAATAGATGGAAGAGATCCATTTATGTCAAAAACAGTTTTTACTGATGAAACTGAAGCTAGTGCTTATTTTGATCCATCAGTTCTTGCAAATTCGAATCTTGTTACTCAGGCATATGAGTTTGTAAAAGATAATGTTACTGATTTTGCTGGTTCTGTTGATGTATAATATAAAAATCATTGTAGTATTTAAATAGTTAACCACGATTAAGGTTCTAAAATCTGAATTTTCAATACAGAAAATAAACAAAGGCTCCCACGGGAGCTTTTTTATTTGAATAAATAATAAATAATACCTTTAATTATTTTAGGAGAACCAATGCCAGCATCAAGATACGACATATACGCAGAACAAGGCACAACCTTTAAACTTCATTTAGACTATAAGTATGCGGGATCTGGTGGAACTGGTATTGACTTATCAAACTTTACAGGTTCCATGCAAGTTCGAAGATCCGCAAAAGATGATAATATCATATTATTTTTAACTCAAAATGGAATTACTGGTGGAGGGATTACTGGTGAATTTTCTTCTGGATTTGGCATTTCTGGTGTCGGAGGAATAAGTTTTAATACATCTATTGCCGGATCGACTGGTTATACTGGTGGTATACTGATTAAGGTTGATGCTACAAGTATGAAAAATACTCCATATGGAAAACATTTTTATGATCTAGAACTAACCAATAGCATCGGTGAAGTTACTCGCCTGATTGAAGGAACATTTGAAATAAACAGAGAAATAACGAGATAATGTCTGTAACTCAAGCAATACTTGTAATAACCAGAATAATAGAAAATACAGAGGTACAATCCTCTGGTTCTGGTAATTTATCAAATTTAGTTGCTTCGACTACTCCATCTACAACGATCACTGCAACATCACAATCAAGTAATAATATTGTTGTAAATCAACAAAATTCAGTTCAATTGACTGTTGCTGCTCCACAGTCTATAAATGTAATAGCAAATACACAAACACCTTCCAGTGTCTTATATGCTTCATATCCAGGAGTAGCATTATCTGGTCCACAGGGAATTCAAGGAATACAAGGTGTTACAGGACCAACTGGACCTACCGGACCTGTCGGATCTACTGGTCCTACCGGACCTACTGGACCTACTGGTGAAATTGGTCCTACCGGATCTACTGGCCCCACTGGTCCCACTGGTCCCACTGGTCCTACCGGATCTACCGGACCTACTGGTCCTACCGGATCTACTGGTCCAACAGGTCCACAGGGTATTACAGGTTTTGGATATACTGCTGCCCAAGTTATAGGAAATCAACTTTTTATAACAATTTTAAATCCTGACGGAACAAATGGAACACAATTAAATTTAGGATCAGTCCGGGGAGCAACTGGAGCAACTGGGTCAACTGGAGTGACTGGAGCAACTGGTCCTACTGGTCCACAATATACAGGTGTTTCTCCTATAGTTGTAAGCTCCGGTGCATTGACAATTTCTCATGCCACCTCTCCATTAGGGGCAAATGTTTATGCAATAGCGAATAGTAATACTATTACTGTTGATGCTTATGGTCATATAACTGCGCTCAATACAGTTGATACCTTTGTTGATGATGTAACTAGTAATTCCCCACAACAAATATTAGGATCCAAAGTTGGAACCTCTATAGAAATTACGGCAGTCACTGGAGATATTTCTCCAGGAAGCAATGCTCTTGCCACATCAGATTCTGTGTATAGATATATTGATACTCTAAATATTGACGGTGGAACTTATTGATGACAATTGACATCAATTTTATAATTGATATACTACTATGATGAATGTAAATTTTAAATCACAACTACTTACAGTTTATAAGTTACATGAAGATGTTTCTGATCTTAAATATGGTTCCGAACAAGCAGCATGTTTTGATATATCTTCGTATATAACATTTCAAACATGCATTAAAGCATATACAAAAAATAATAGTCTTGTAGAAATTTTGGCAACTCAAGATGGTGAAGGAAAAAATTTTATTGATCTCCCGGCAGAATGGAGAGCATTGATACCAACAGGTCTTATTCTTGACATTCCTGAAGGTCATTCTGTGAGAATATATCCAAGATCGGGTATTTCTTCTAAAAAAGGATTGAACTTGATTAATTGTGTTGGTATAATTGATTCTGATTATGTTGAACAGTTATTTGTTCCCTTGTACAATAACTCACAAGAAAAGATAAGAATTTATTGTGGAGAGAGAATAGCACAGGGTGAAATGGTTTTAAATAATCCTACTATATTTGCATATACAACAGAAAAACCAAAAATTAAAACTGATCGTGATGGTGGATTCGGTTCCACAGGAATATGATGAATACAAAAATAGATGATGTTGTTGAATTTATTTCAAAATTTGCAGACGCTGATGGAATTCCAAATATTATTGGAACTGATTGGCAAGAATTAAATTCTAAATTTACAAAAGAAGAAATAAAAGAAGGTCTTGCAGAATATATTTCAAAAAATTCTGTATTGTTTCCTTTTAGAAAAATAAGTTTTGAGGATGTTGCTGACAAGTTCAATCAGTTAAAGACAACAAACTTTTCGTCTTTCATTATGAAAGATCAGGGTGATGTTGTTGAAAAGTATAATGATTACAAATATCCATTTTCAAAGTATGGAAAAACAGTAATATCATATGGTCATTATTTCAATGACATAAGCAATTATTATCAGCAACGAAATCGATACGATTGTGGATCTCATGGATTTTTGTCTCCAAATGAATATTGGTATTCTCCAGATGAATTAAAAAAGATGAATTGGACTTTTTGGAGACTAGACAATGATGGAATGACACCAGTTACATTCAGAGGATCATTCAGACTTGGTGCATATGTAGCAACTCAATTTAAACCACATGTTGCAAAGACAATTTATGACTTTGTTTTTTCTAAAATAAACTCAAAAACAAAATCTGTTCTTGATATAAGCATGGGATGGGGAGATAGACTTGCTGGATTTTATACTTCAAAAGCAAATATCTATGTTGGAACAGATCCAAATCCAAGTGTGTTTAGTGTTTATCTAAAACAATGTGAAGATTATGAGATGATGCTTTCGGGTGAGTTGCCTATTATAACTAAGATACAGATAAAAAAAGGAGATCATATTTACGATGGTTTCCATTGTCTTGGCAAATCAGGAAAAGAAGTGTTTGCATACAATGCACCAGCAGAAGATATATTAGATCAAATAAAGAAACACAAATATGATTGTATTTTTACTTCGCCTCCCTATTTTTCTACTGAATTATATGATGAAGGTGGAGATGATTGGAAACAATCGTGGTTCAGATATCCAGAATATGATAATTGGTGGAATAAATTTTACAAACCAGTAATTACAGCATGTTATGAATCACTCAGCGAAAGTGGTTCTATGATGATGAACATTATGGATCCATGGGTAAGCGGAAAACGATATACTACATGTGATCAGATGGTAGATCATATCATATCACTTGGTGGAATATTTGATGGGCAAATAGGAATGAGAATAAAGCAAAGACCAAAAAATATTGCATCATCGGATCTTAAGAAACATCTCTCAACAACATTTATTGAAAATATATGGTGTTTTTCAAAGAATGGATTTGACATTTCTTATAAATCTGCTACACTAGAGGGACTTTTTGGAGACTAAAATGACGAGAGAAGAACTTTTTAAGATGCATCAAAGCATGACATATGATGCTTTAGAATTGATGAAAAAGAAAAATGCAGACTATTCGGGTAGTGACGGTGTGAATCCTTTTGCAAACTTTAGAAGAGCAGAAGCACTGGGAATTTGTTCTACAGAACAAGCGTTTTTGGTTAGAATGACTGACAAGATGTCAAGACTTTCTTCTTTCTCTGCAAAAGGAAAGTTAAGTGTAGAAGACGAATCAGTATATGATACTTTGATTGATATGATCAATTATTCAATTTTGCTAGCAGCATATATCAAAAGTAAAGAAAATTCATGAAGTTTTATACAAGTGTTTATTATGACTATCGAAACATTCTTTTAGCAGAAAAGCAAAAGGATGGTTCGACAAAATACATAACAGAAAATTTTAAACACACTCTATATCTTCCCTCAAATAAACAAACACCCGTTAAGTCACTTACGGGTGATTTTTTGACAGAGATGAAGTTTGATTCTTATGACGAATATAAGGAATTTTTAGAGAAGTATTCGTCAATTCCAAATTTTAAAATTCATGGTGATATTTCTATAGAGTATCAGTTTATAAGTTCAAAATATGGGACAAATGCAAACTACGACTTCTCACAAATCGATATCATGTATATTGATATTGAGACAGCATCAGAAAATGGTTTCCCATCAATTCAAAATCCAGAAGAAGAAGTCATTGCAATATCTTGTACATCGACAAGAACCGGAAAAAAGACATTTTGTCTTGGTAAGTTCAAGACAACAGAAGATATCGATGTATATGAATTTGATTCTGAAGAAAATCTTCTATACAAGTTTGTAGAATATTTTTCAACATCCTATCCGGATATTGTAACCGGATGGAACATCAGATTCTTCGACTTTCCATATTTGATTAATCGAATTAATAAAATACTTGGAAAGAAGATATCCCGTAAACTTTCTCCGTGGGGAATCATAAAAGAAAAGTTCATTACGAAGAAAGGTTCAGAAGAACAAGCATATGATATCATCGGAATAGCAATGCTTGATTATTACGAACTCTATAAAACATTTACATATGTAAATCAAGAGTCTTACAGTTTAAATCATATTTCGTGGGTGGAACTTGGAGAAAGAAAACTTTCATATTCAGAGTATGAGAGCATCACCGATTTCTATAAAAAGGATTTTCAAAAGTTTATTGAATATAATATTCGAGATGTTGAATTAGTACAGAAACTTGAAAAGAAACTAAGACTGATTGAACTCGCAGTAGCACTTGCATACTCTGCTGGTGTTAATTATCAAGATGTGTTTTCACAAGTACGAACATGGGATGTTATTATATACAATGATTTGAAAGCAAGAGGAATTGCAATTCCTCCAAAGAAGAAAGAAAGAAAAGACGAGCAGTATGCTGGTGCATATGTAAAGGAACCTTTGGTTGGAATGCATCACTGGGTTGCTTCATTTGACTTAAATTCTCTGTATCCTCATCTCATTATGCAGTACAATATTTCTCCTGAGACTTTGACTACAGATGGTGCAAGAGGAACAGTATCTCCTGATGGTATTCTTACTGGAGGAAATGTTTCTCTTTCGTTTATAGAGCAGCATAAGAGAAAAGATCTTTCCGTTGCTGCAAATGGAACTACTTATAAAAAGAATGTTCGTGGATTCTTGCCAGATCTTATGGAAAAGATGTATAAAGATCGAAAAGAGTTTAAGAATAAAATGATCGAAGCAAAGAAAAGTTTAGAAGATGTTGATGCAGAATTGAAGCGTAGGGGGTTGACAAAGTGAAGATTTCTGGTATAATACAACCATGGAAACGAGGAACATCATCGACCACTACCATTACTGGTCGCATGAAGCGATCATTGCTGACCTTGAAGCGAAACGGAATAATTTTACCGTTATTTGCAGCAATCTGTATAACGATTTCAATATTGCTACAGTCATTCGCAATTCGAATGCGTTCCTTGCTAAACAGGTAATTCTTTACGGATCTAAACAATATGATCGTCGCGGCACTGTCGGTACACATCATTATACGAACTTTCTACATACCAGAACCTTTTCTGAACTTGAAGATCAAATCAAGATCCTACGAGGTTCCTATGGAAATGTATCCGTCATTGGCATAGATAATCTACCGGGTGCTTCGGCAATTAATGAGTTTGAATGGAATAAAAATACACATTATGTTCTAGCGTTCGGTCAAGAACAAGTCGGTCTTCCAGCAGAGATTCTTGACATCTGCGACCACAGATTGTATATTAAGCAATATGGAACTGTCAGGAGTCTGAATGTAGGAACCGCGAGTGGTATCGCAATGTACGCACTCGCAAGTAATGTGTTTTAATGCTTCGTGGTGTAATTGGCAGCACGATTCCCTTTGAAGGAATTTGTTTTGGTTCGACTCCAAACGAAGCAGTTTTCATGGTAATACCTTATACATATACAAAAGGTATTACCATATGAGGCAAAAAACATCAATAATTTGGAAACTTCCTAAACTGGAACTAGAAAATTTAGTTAAAAATTGCACTAGTTTTACTTGTGTTCTTAAATATTTTAATTTATTACCAAAGGGTGGAAATACACGAACACTTAAAACTAGATTAGATGAGGATAATATTGATTATTCTCATATTGCTGAAGGCAAGTATCATAATTTAGGTAGAAATTTTTCCAATCTAGAAAAAACACCATTGCTAGATGTTTTGACTAAAAATTCAAAATATTCCAGAGGTCGTTTAAAGAGAAGATTGATATCTGAAAATATTTTAGAAAACAAATGTTCAAATTGTGGAATTGGAAATAGTTGGCAAGGAAATCCCTTAACTTTGCAATTAGATCATATTAATGGTGTAAGTGACGATAATACTTTATCCAATTTGAGATTGCTGTGTCCAAATTGCCATTCTCAAACTGAAACATTTGCTGGAAAATCGACTAAGCGTAAAAAATATTATTGTTCTACTTGTCATGCAGTGACTGGAAAACAATCAGATATTTGTGTATCCTGTAGTTCAATATTAAGAAGAAAATTTAATCCTACTAGACAAGAGTTAGAATGTCTGATACAATCTCATTCAATGGTTGCGGTAGGTAAAATGTTTGGTGTATCAGATAATGCTGTGCGAAAAAGATGTATAAAATTTGGAATTGATATTTGATTTTCGGGGATGTAGTCCAATGGCCGAGACAAGCCACTTAAAATGGCTCCAGTGTGGGTTCGAGTCCCACCATCCCTATTACGCCAAAGTAGACCAACGGTAGAGTCGGTGATTTCAAAAATCATACAGTGTGGGTTCGATTCCCACCTTTGGTATTATGAGCATCTACGCTAACACATATCGTGATGATAAAGTCATCAATGATATTCTCGACAAGAACTCCTGCGAACAGCCACACACGGTGGTCTACCACGGCGGTCCTTGGAATGGAAAGCGAGAACCGTATGATCCGCAGAAGCGTGAGATGCTTGTCATGGAACCGATGTCCAACCTGTGGCATTCCACTCCGAATGATACTATGCTGACTCAGCCGAAGATCGTTCGATACACTCCAAAGACGGTGGCACGGCAATGGAGCCATAGACACCAACGACGAGTCCTATATGGAGAAGTTCCAGTAGGATACGATTGGATGGGTGGAGAAATATATGAACCGATCTACGAAACAGTCATTGAATACATCACCTTCAAGGAATACGGGATTGCAATGGTTGCCGAAGATTGGAAAGGCGAACCCGTGATGGGAGAGAATGATTACTACGGGCGGGATATCATTGATGTGAACCGCATTTACGGAGGAAATGAATATGAGTGAACCAACACCAACCACAACCATCGTTGCCCTTGCTCTCACCAATGTTCTCACCGATATGTGGCACGAACAGAACAAGCACAAGGACATCTCCTCTCACCAAGAAGAGTTTCGCAAGTTCTGTGAAAGCGTTCTCTACTCTGCACTTTCCAAGGAGAACACCAATGGACTATAATAATGACATCGTGGCGCGACAACATGGCTCCCGATGCCACGCACCCGAAGCATGTGTGCGACTTCATTTACTGCCCCGAAATCGCTACATGCATGGTGTGCGAGAACTGGACTGACGCACTAGTGATGTGCTACCCCGATGATTTTCAGGACGAGGAGGAAACCAAATGATTGAATACAAATGGAAAGAACTAAAAGACAAGCGGCTACTGCTGACTGACAGGATCACAAGAATCAAACGCAGCGAATGGACGCTGCTTGAAATCTCTCCAAACAGCAAGGTGGGAAAGTTCCGCAACGAACTTGCCGACACCTGTTTTTGGACTGACCTTGATGATCTCG